CAACAAGGCCGCGTCCGATCTCGTCCCAGCTATACTGAGAGAACGAATTGAACGCCTTGGCGATATCCCCAAGACCCTGAGCAGTAAGAACTATGGAGCCAGATCCGATGATTCCGGACAAACCCGCGAGTTTACCCAAAGCGCCGGATACGACGCCAACCTCGGTCAAAGCACCGCCCATGGCCGTCAAACCACGTCCGATTTCACCCCAGTCGTATTGAGTGAACGATCCGAATGCCGATGCGATGTCGCCGAGACTCTGCGCTGTGATAAGGATCGATCCACCACCGATGATGCCTGAGAAGCCCGCGAGCTTTCCGAGGGCTCCAGTGACGAGTCCGACCTCGCCAAGGGCACCGCCCATAGCTGTCAGACCGCGTCCGATTTCACCCCAGTCATATTGAGTGAATTCGCCGAATACTTCGGCAATATCACCAAGGGACTGCACTGTAATGAAAATGGAACCGCCACCTAGAATTCCAGAGAATCCTGCAATCTTGCCCAAGGCGCCGGTAACGAGCCCGACTTCGCCCAAAGCGCCGCCCATGGCGGTAAGACCACGTCCGATCTCGCCCCAGTCATAGCTGGAGAACGACCCGAATGCATCTGCGATATCACCAAGGGATTTGGCCGTGATGACCATGCTGATAGCAGCGGAAATGTTGTGCTTGCCGAATCGGCCGAGCAGACCAGTGACCGTGCCCATTTCCGTCAGGGCTCCACCCATGGCGGATAGGCCTTTGCCGACCTGATCCCAGCTCATGCTACCGAGCTTCTTGAGCGGATCCGCCACCATTTTGACCGCTTGGGCCATGGCGATGAGCGAGCCTGCCGTCTTGAGGTCGACCTTAGCGTAGCTCAGACCCTTGGCGGCAGCGACGAGCTCGGCCATGGCGCCGCCCATGCCGGTAAGGCCCTTGGCGATCTCGTCCCAATCGAGTTTGCCGATCGTGGACATGGCGTTGGCCAACATGTCCACAGCCTTCGCGAATTCTACGAGGGCCGCACCGGTCTTGATGAGATCGGTGGTCTTGACGTCCTTCATCGTCTTCGTGATCGATTTAAGACTAATGTTAAGCTCGGTCATCAGGCCGCCGATGGCCGAGACGCCGCCAACGACTTCGCCACCACTGAGGGCTGCGATCTTCTCCATCGAGTCAACAAGCAGCGCGATGGATCCGGCGATCTCTACAAGAGTAAAAGCCTTGACGCTTCCCGTGAATGCGTTCAGTGATTCTTGAAGACTACCGAGGATTTCATCGAATACGCCAGCGCCACTCTTGAGCTTTTCAGCCCCATTACCGAAGAGGTCCTCAACGGTTTCCTTGATCGTATCGAACGCCCCGCCGATCTTCTGTGCGGCGAGGAAAATACCACCTCCGGCGAGGCCGGCGAAGATGTCGCCTCCGGAGATGTTGTCGGTGATCCACGTCAGGACATCGCTGATGACGTTCTTGACCCGCTCGAATGCTCCACCGAGAGCATCTCCAACCGTCGAAGCGATCGATCCGATGGCGGATCCCATCGACGAGATTCCACCGGTAAAGGAGCTGAATAGACCAAGAACACCACTGACGGCCGTTCCTACACCCTTGGCTGCTCCTTCGAATATGCCGAACTGCTTGATCGAATTATCAAGTCCGACAAGCCAATCCCCGAATCCGGCGGCGATATCGAGCAGATTGTCGAGCAAACTGCCCATGCTGTCGGATCCGAATGCCGTGGCGATGGCCTCGCCGACAGCTTTGACGGCCTGTACGCCGATATCAAATATAGAAAATACGCCTTCGGCGACTCGACCGATCTTGTTTAGTGTCGATTCAGAAGGAATAAGGCTTTCCGTAAACGAAGTGAACGCCTCGGTAATGTCCATAAGTTGCCGAGACGTTGTCGGAGGAAACACCTTACGAAACGCGTTACCGACGGTCGATAGCACCTTACCGAGAGATTCAAAGACGTTGGACAGGCCTTTGATCAGTTCGGTTCTTCCACCGAGATCCTTCCATCCCTGAAGAAGGTTGTTTCTCGATTCCGACGATCGATTGACTACATCGGAAATAACATCGGCAACACCAGACCATAGTTCCTTGGCTTCTTCGAAGTCGCCGAATATGATTTCGAAAGTATTGGTCCAACCGGATGCCAACGCTTCTTTTGTTGTGTCGATCAACTGAGAGAACGTCTTGACGTCGGTTGCGGCGCCTTCAGCCGTATTGGCCAACTGGATGATCTGCTTGGCCTGTTCCTCGGTATAACCCTGAGAAACAAGATCGGCTTCAGTATATGCTCCGGAAAGTTGCTTCAACGTCTCCGTAAGGACGTCGGTGGTGAGCCATCCGCCCTGGGTCAGCGATTCGCGGAACGAACCGTACTTCTGGATCATACCGTCGACGTCGGTGCCGAAGTTCTCGGCGGTTCGCTTCAGCGCGTTCTGGAAGACCTCACCGCCCATACCGGCGTTGACCACCGAGTTCCAGTCCATAAGCTGGACCTTTCCGGCGGCGATTGCCTGGGACAGCTGATACATAGCCTGAGAGGCCTGAGCGGAACTCGAACCGGAAACAGCCGCAAGGTTGGCGATACCCTTGATCGAATCCACCGATGTTTGAAGATCAACACCGGCAGCCGTAAAGGTGCCGATGTTTCTCGTCATCTCCGTGAAGTTATAGATGGTCTTGTCGGCATATGTGTTCAGCGTGTCGAGTGCTGAATTGACGTCGTCGATCGTCGATCCTTTTGACTGGGTATTCGCCAGAATCGTCTGCACGGCATTCATCTGGGTTTCGTATTCGGCGAAACCGTCACGTACCGAAGCGGTCAACGCATTGGTGATGCTCTTCCCGGCATCAATGGCCGCATTGGTCATGCGGTTGAGCACGGAGAACGCCACGGCACCCATGGCGTTGAAGCCGGACTGGACTCCCTGAAGACCTGAGGTCAACGGATTAAAGCTTACGCCGCTCACGGCCTTGTCGACGTTGTTGATCGATTCGACCGATTTGTCGAGGTTTAATGCCTGCTTAAGTTTGCCGAGAAGACTTGAGGTTTTGCCGATCCCCTGCTCAAATTGGCTGTTATCAAGACGCATCTTTACGACGCGTTCGTCGATGCTGCTCATGCAGAAGTCACCACCTTCCAAGCCTTCTCGGCTATCTTATCGAATATGGGTCGGATCGCCGGGTTGATGTAATCACGACCCTGAACATAGCCTCCGGTACCGGTGCCGTGACCGTACTGGAGGATGACGGCAATTGGTACGCCGTCGTTGATGTTGGAATTGGTCCAAACAATCTCGGTGTAATTACGGGCGCGTTTGATCTCGTAATCCCACGCCTCGGCCGTGGCACCGGAATCGACCGGGGTGGCGTTTCGAAGTGCCTGAACGCCGTCACGGCCGAACTCATCGAGCACGTTCAGGTATTCACGACGCTTCATGCGGTTGAGAAACCGCTCGGTCTTCGTGAAACCGCCAGACACTTCGAATTTCACCCTCATTTTGACCTACTTGACTCGAATGGTTTGGCCGGCGTAAATGAGATCGGGATTGGCGATGTTGTTCCATGCTACGAGCTGATCGACCGTGGTGCCGAACTGAATGGCGATCTTACCCAGGTTGTCGCCGGACTGCACCGTGTAATACTGCGCGGAGTTGGCGTTGATCGCACCCTGGACCTCGTCATAGCGGGAGCCGAGCACGGTCTGACGAGTCAAGCCGTCGCCATACATACCGGCATAGACCTCATTGACGAGTGTGTTGACATCGGCGGAGGCGATGTGGTTGATGAAGTTCTGCACCTCATCGTATCGGGATCCAAGATTCTTCTTACGATCCGCACCATTGCCATACTGGCCTTCCATCGTCCACGTCGCCAGCTGAAGCGTGGTGCCGGACGGACCCGAGGTCGGCGGCTGTGATGGAGTGCTCGACGAGCTGCCGTAATACTTCCGGAAGTCGTCCAACGAGCCGTAGAACTTATCAAGATCAAGATCGCCATTCCAACCGGTCAATCGACCAGAGCCCGAATACTGACGGATGGCGCAAGTATAAGCGCCTTCGTTCCACGGTGTATTCTGATACCCGGTCGGATTCATATCGGCGTACTGCGCAATCCACAGTCCGCAATTGTGACGGTTGGCGACCTCAGCGACCTGATTATAGCGGGATGCCGGCGCATAGATCATCGGAGGAACGCCGGTTCGTGCGATAACCTGATTGATCACCTGCTCGAGATAGGACTCATTGCCCCATGCCGAATTCTGGTCGAATTCCCAGTCCAGGCAGATCATCACCTTGCCGATCCAGTTAAGGATCGAGTCAATGTAGAAGTTTGCTTCGGCGACCGCATTGCCGCCGGAAATATAATGATAGACGCCAACTCCCTTACCGAGAGACATGGCTTGTTCGACCGCTCGGACACAATCCGGGTTGGTGTAACCGGTACCCTGCGTCGCCTTGATGATGGCGAAATCGCAAGGAACCTTGGAAAAATCAAGACCAGCCTGATAGCTGGCGATATCGATACCATTCAATGCCATTAGTACTCCTTTCATCCCTTACTTCCGGTCTTCGCTCGACGTTGGGCATTCATGGCCCTGTACATTTTCGAAATATCAGACTTTGCCATCTTCTTTTTCGGCGAGTTCTTGACGCCGAATATCTCGATCAGGGTAATAAGACGACTGAGATGCCACGTCTCGCATGGTTGCGCGGGTATTCCAGCGGAAAACATCCAATAATAGATAAGTTCGGACGTCACCTTGGATGATGAACGACGCCCTTTGGACATGTGATTGATCGTGGTCGCTGTTTGCGACGATTCGATGTAATGATTAAGTTCGGAAAAATGATTGAGCATGATCAGATCGAGTTCGGTATCCGAAATATCATCGATCGCCATACAACGAAAATACGACCGCGTTTCCTTGATACTTTTGGATTCGTCGTCAAGGAACGGTTTTCTCCAGATCGACTCCCATTTTGAAACGGAAAGAAGCGAATGCTCGAATCGAACGGTTCGCGGTCCTACAGTGATAAATTCGTTCTCCGACTCGTCGTAGAGTTCACCTTCAACCGTCAATTCGAGCATTCGCACATCTCACTTCCGTCAATCCTTTTCCGTCTGCATCATGGTATAGACCTCGCCCGGAAGAGGCAGGGTCGGTTGGCCGGTAGTGTCACCATACAGCTTCTTCTCAAGCGCGGCGAGCTTGGTGGGATCGACCTTGGTCGAATCAATGGTGATCGACGCCACCGGCTTGAGCTCCGGATGACCGGCCACGGCGACCGGGTCGGTGTCGATCTCCCAGCTGAAGGTCATGCCCTCCGGGGAATCGTTGATCGTCTCGTACGACTTCTCCGACGGGGAGGCGGTGGCGCCGTACACCAGATGCAGCTTGTAACCGGCGTCCTGCTTGACGTCGTTGCCGATCTGGGTGCGGTACGAGAAACCGAACTTGCTCCTCGACTGCTGACCGAAGACCACGCCATCGGTGACCTCGGCGCCACCATCGCACGGAATGAACTCGTCCGGGAAGGTGTAGGCCTCGATCGTCGCACCGAAGGTCTCGGCGGAACGCAGCGAGGCGTACTTGATGTTATCGGCGTACATGTCGTTCGCCTCGGCGCCCTCAGGGGACTCGGTGACGGCGGTCAGGCCGTTCCAAGCCACACCATTTTCATAGGCGCCGCCGGAACCCATCGGGTACAGCACGCCGTGGTCCGTACCCATCTCATACTGGCGCTTGCCGGTATCATCCCAAGTAAGTGCTGTCATTCTAGCTCCTTAGAAATAACAATTGAACACGTCATGATGAAGGTTATCGCTGACGAAATGCCGATCCATCGTGCACATCGGAAGCTCGGCAACCTTCGCCGGTATCGGACTGTCCGGATTTCTATCGATTACGGTGATCTGATACCGGAGTTTGAAAATATAAGGGTTGTTGTCCGCGAATTGCGTATCGCCGGTGTCCCGTTCGTACACAATACACGGATACTTCATCTGGATATTCGACGGGGGCTGAAAATATACATGACCGGTCGCATAGGATGGATCGGTATCGGTCATGATCCCCACCAGAATATCATGGAGTTGCAGCCTCGTTCCCATCGTTGTATACGCCTCCAAGGGTAAGGATGAGACGGGGACGCTGGACCTCGACATTAGTGATGATCCAGCGGGTCCCCATCCACCATACGTACTTCATATCGAAGAAATGGTCATAGGCATACGCGTCGGCGAGGATCGAGATCGTGTTGTTCGCGAGAATATCCATGTTGACGGAGTCGGAACCCTCAAGACGACGGGTGTTCCTCGTCACATCCCCGTAATATGTCCGCTCATTGATCCGATCCTCGTAGACGCCGGGCGAGGTCTCCACCTGTTGACGGGAATATCCGATCTTTCCGCAGAACCTCGCCATGGCCGCATCACTCCTTGGGCTCCAAGGTAAGACCCTTCAGAGAATACGTGACCTTGGTCGTCCCGGTGGAATCGGTGGATACCACCTCGATGCTCTGAGTATTAGGATTGGTCACGCGGAAGACGCAGAAGGTGTCGCCCTCCGTCAGCGTCACCGGTCCCTTGGTCCCGCCCTTGAGCTCGACCGTGAACGTCGTCGGATCGGTATCACCGAGCCAGTTATCGGCGAAGTCCAACGCCAGATAATTACCTTCCTGCTCGGTTGGCTCGGAGCTATTGAATTCGGTATATCCGGTCACGTAATGGAGCGTGCCATCGATCTTCCGATTGGTGTTGATGACAACATCATCCTGAAGCTCGGAGACCTTCTTACCATACTTGGTCTCGGTGCCCGCCACAGGCTCGACCAGAACGGTCGGACCCGACGGGCTCACGCTTTTGGGTGGGTCAGCACGATCGCAGACTTGGGCATGGTCAGAGCGCCGGACAGGCGGGCCTCAATGAGGTACTTGTGCTGGTTGTAATCGATGTCGAAGTCGGAGAACTGAGTCAGCTCGCCGCCACGATCGGTGCCGATGGTGTAGTCACGCAGATTCACCATCACGCCGTCGACGACCTTGCTCTCCTCGGTCATCTCGAAGCCCTCGAGCACGGGGACCTCAACGATGGCGGAAACACCCATGGCGGCCGCCAGCGAGGCGTCGGTGTCGTACAGACGACGGCCGACCTTGTCGCGCTGGACCATCAGCTCGCCGTGCAGGCTCGGGGACAGGAACAGGGTCGGCATGCCGGAGCCCATGTAGCCCACCTTCGCCTTGCGGGCGCGATCGACGAACGCAGTCGGATCGGTGGCCGGGTCCTTGCCCTCGTTATAGATAACGTACAGGTCGTCATCGCCGACGATCGGGCGGACGTTCTCGGTGTTGACGTGATCCTCGGCGGAGGCGGCGCGGCCGTCGCCGATGAGAATGTCACGGGCCATCTCCTCGCGGATCATGACCTTCATCTCGTTCCACAGGAAGTTGACCACGTTGAAATCGGTGATGTCGATCTCGTCATCGCGGTCCAGACGCTGCTTCTTGTAGATCGTCTGCGGGGTGGTCACACGCTTGTAGACCTTGAACACCTCGTCCATCTTACGCTTGTTCTTCTTGCGGTCGAGCGTGAAGCCCTTCGCACGGGCCTCGTCCTCGGTCAGATCAGCGTACGAGGTCTTGATGCGGGCGAACGGGGTGTGACGGGTGCCGTTGAGCACGACGTCGACCCAGTCGGTGTCGCGCTTGTACAGATACGGCTCATCGCCGACCTGACGCGCATCCGGGAAGAGCACCTCGATGTTCTCGATGCCATAGGTCTGGCCCGTATGCTGCATCCACTTCTCGGAATAGTCGCGGAACGAGCCGTAGTCCTTGGCCTCGGCAAGGAATTCCTTCATGTCGTCGTGGGACAGGACCGGAGCTTCATCCTCGGCACCGGCCTGTTCGAAGGCGTTCATATGCATAATATCTCCTTCTTCCTCCGAATGGGAGGCGCTATTGTTGTTCTCTCCGTCACTGTCCTCAGTGTCGGAATCACCCTGCTCCACGGCGAGGCCGATGAGAGCATAGGCGACATTCTTCTGTTCCTCGTTCAGCGTATCGAAGACATCCTGAACGGTCTCGCCGGAACCAGAGGAATCACCGGACCCCTCATCGTCGGCGTGCGAAATATCGGACTGCGCAACACTCTCCTCGGAACCACCAATGGCCGCGCCGATAAGAGCATATACAGCATCCTTCTGCTTGTCGGTGAACGTGTCCCAGACCTGCTGAACAGTTTTGCCTGAAGACCCGGTCGGTTTCTCGGACTGGGTCGTCGGCATTTTGAAATTATCTGCATGCTGCATGTCATCCTCGCTTTCCTCATCGCCATGCTCGAGCACGATCTCCTCGCCGGAGTAGATCACGGCCTCGTCGTCAAGAAGATCCTGCGTGCCATCCGAGTGTTGGAGCGTGACGTTGTCGATGTAGGCCCCGGGATTGGCTCCGGCGAGCACGAGGCTCACCTCGCGGATGTTACCGTGCATGACGTTCTTGTTGCGTTCGGTCAGATGGTTGGCATAGATCGACAACGCCGTAATGTCGCCGTGCTTGACGAGCTCCTTGGCGTCACGACCCATTGGCGTGTTGTTGAACGTGCCGTAGCAATAGACGCCGTCATTGCGATTCTCAAGGACCGCATGGCCAAGCACGTTGTCGATGTCGCTATGGTTATGCTGATAAACCAGAGGGACCTTCTGACCATCCTGATCGGCGAAGGCGTCCTTCATGATGGTTCGTCCATCAGAGCAACGAATGTTGTTCCGAGTGGCATAACCACTGAAATCATACCCCATTTTGACTGTCTCCTTCCATTGGGGCGTTCAGCACATCCTGAATAGACGGCTGTGCTGAATCTTGGGTTGGTTCTTCTGTGGATTCTGGCTGCTGCGCGGTCACGTCGGTACCGAGCGGGTTGATGTTGGCGTTGCGCAACTGATCCGCCTGAGGTTCTTCGGAACGGGCGAAACCAAGGATCGAACGGAACTCGTTCGACGACATGATCTCGTTCGACGTGAATGCCGCGGCGATGTTCGCCAGATCGGTGACCGGAACCAACCTGAACGGATCGCGGAAGAACTCGATGCTCTGTCCTTGACTTCGGGCGGTTTTGGTCAGAAAGGTTCGCTTCAGCGCGTCACAGATGGCCGAGATCATCGGCTCCAAAGTGCGGTTGTGGTAGTTGAGCATCTCCTCCTGAGAGGCGGTGCCGTTCACCACGGCCTCGGAAAGGCCAAGCTGACCATAAAGCTGTGTCGTCAGATTCTGGATCTGCTGAAGCATGTGATTGTCCAGACTCCGGTTGAGCTGGGTGATTTTCTCGGAACCGTCGGTGTAGGCCACACCATAAGCGGAGTCCTTAAGCTGATCCTCAAGCTGCTGTCGCCTGATTTCGGCCTGACGCTTCTTCTCCTCAGTCCGGATCTGGTATGGGAACTGAATGATGAGATCGAGCTTCCCCGAAGCCGCCTTGTCGTCGATGGCGTCGAGCTGATTAAGCTTGCGGATCAGACGCTGCAAGGTCGAATTCGGCTCGTTCATCACCTGATACAGCGGGTTCTGGACGATCGCCACCTTACGCTTCGGCATGACGATCTCCTCACGCTGTCCGGCATTCGGAGCATCATTATAGACCGAAAGTTTAACGGCCCTCGGATACCACTCGACCACACGACCGACGCGCATCGTCTGAATATCGAACGAATTCGAATTCATCGGATTCACCGTGGTATCGATCGGTACTATAGCCGCGGCACCATCATCGCACATCGTCATCACGACGTCCATGATGAAGTCACGGCCTGATTGGTCAATATTGGCCTCGATGTTTAGACATTGGTTAAGCCCGTCATCGATCGTCTCCAGATATTGCTGGGTCTTCTGATCGATGCGACAATGCCGGATCTCGATGGCGCTCACGTCGATGGCGATGCGATTGTACAACGAGGATATGATCGATCGATCGACTCCTCGGGTGAAGACCCGCGTATCCGGACGACGCGCCGAGGAATATCCGACGGACAATCGGAAATTGGAGGACGGATTAACGAACGCGTTCCACGCATGCGCCAATGCATCGGTGACGACATTCATTAGGCATCACCGACCAATCTGCCTACGGGCGAAGTCAAACGAATATGACTGACCGTTACCTCGGGCCCTACTGACTGCATAGGCGATTCCGGCTCCAAGAACGATCTTGCCGACGTTCATCAGCTGCTTCGACACCTCGTTGGCCGCGGTCTGCTTCATCTGGTTGCCGACCTTATCGATGAACCGATTGCCCTTCTGTTTCTGGCTCGTGGTCAGATTCGAATACTGCTGTTCAAGATTGAGCCGTTCGTTGATCTTACGAAGTTCGGCGTTGGACAACTTGTTCGGGGACTTCTTGAGAAGGTCTCGGCTTTCCGTGTAATCCTTGCTGTCCGATCGGGAACGCTTGGAACTTACGGATCGTTTACGGTCCTTGCGGACACCCCACTTCATGCCTTTGACGCCGAAGTGATAGAGCTCATTCATTGAAACCTCCTTCCCCTTGGATGTTGAGACGCCATTCATACTCCTCGATGTTCTTCCTGATCGATTGCTCGAGGAACGAATTGGTCGGCGGATCGAACTGAAGACGAACCTTCTGCTGAATATACGGCTTTACGCCAGTAAGAAGTTGATCGTCATCAGTGAATTCGCTCCACGTGTCTTCGATTCCGGTGATCGAATATCCCTCTGAGGGACCAACTCCCAATTGTCTGAGATTGAAGAACGCGGAATTGATGAATACGACAAGATCCTCATCGAAATCGGATGAATCAGGATCCAGCCCAATCGCCTTCTTAATCGACTTAAGAATACTTTCATTCATCACGGTCCTCCAATCTGATAAAAATCCACCATTTTGAAGTTACCTCCATGGACAAGTGTCGTTGGGTTTCCGTTCAACCCATGGGCGAACCCGTTCGTCGGTTCCGAAGTGCAGATCGTTGTGCGTCGCTAACGAGCAACTGATCAGATTGTCCGGATCGAGCAGTAGATCGTCACCATGTTCGATGACATCCGGAGTCAACGGCTCGATATGATGGATCATGATCTTTCCGGCGATGGGATGATCCGGACAACCGAGATCGAAACCATTGTCCCGAGCGATTACCAAATCACGGACATGTTTCCATTCCGGCGATCGATAGAACCGCTGATTCATCCAGCGTTCGGAACCGAATGTCGGTCTCCCGACGGATCCGTGACATTGCAGATAATGGAACCGATCGAGAAAATCCGAATACCGGATGAGCTCGTGATACGACCGCATCACAGACCCATCTTGCGAAGGAATCGAGCTCCCCGGGCTACATTCCGAGCCCTATTTACCGTACTGGATGCCTTCTTGGCAATGGCGTTAACCATTCGCTTGGCTTCATCCGGATGGGAAATATAGTATGCCGTTGCCGTCGCGGCAGCCGTCGTTGCAGTGAATGTGATCGCTGCTCCTACTGCTCGAACCGTTTTCTTCACACCACGACCGATTCCGGTCTTAATCGGTTCGACACGATCAGTGGTCTTACGCTGTCGTTCAGCGTCACGGCGAGCCTTGCCCATGTCCTGTTTGGAGTACTCTTCGTCAAAGGCCTTCTTGTATGTCGGATCCTTTGAACGCTGCCTGACCACGGCATTGATGTTGCGTCGGCGAACGCCGGCTCCTTCACCGTAATACATCTTGGAACGGGCGGTCTCCTGAGCGTCCTTCCTCGCCTGCTTACGGGTCTTGCGTTCAGCTCGTCGAACGCCCCATTTCATGCCTTTGACGCCATAATGATAAAGTTCGTCTTCCATGTGATTTATCTCTTCTTTGACTTCTGGTTACTTGAAAGGACGGAACGGTATGCAACCTGATCGGCAATCCCTAGTCCGAGATTTGCAGATTGCATGCCAAGAGCGATCATATTACTTGGGGCCCTCAATTTAGAAGTTCCAACTCTGTCGAGAATTAAATTAACAGCCGCTTTTCCGGTTCCAATGAGAAGGCTGTTCACAACACGATTACCGGCCATTGCTGCTCTCGATCGAACCTGACCAGCTTCGTTAACGAAATTAGAGGTAGCCTTATCAGATCGTAGTTTAGAAACTGAGGCGTTCTTGCGAAGGGTATCCGTCGAGATCTTGTGCTTCTTTCGTACACCCCACTTCATGCCCTTTACGCCGAAGTGATAGAGCTCATCACTATGATTCATCGAAGTTCTCCAATTCTCTGGTAGCATGTCCTCGGCGTCAAGTTGTTTGGCGCGCCTCTTGATCCACCGTTTGACATCATCCTTGCTGTTGCCGCGACCATACGCCTGAATGGCGTTACGAAGATCTTTGCGATTCCTGATCGGATAGCCGCCGTCGGGCATGGCGAGACCACGCTTAGCCAGCATGGCCCGTTGCTTATCGGAAAAATCCACCATTTTGAATCTCCCATCAGTCGAAGAGGTCGCGATTGTTCTTGTAGGCGACGAAGGCGTCCATCATGGCCGCAACGGCGTCGATCTTGTCCTCGCGCTTGGCCTTATACAGTTTCTTGTTGTTGTTCGTGTCCTGAAGGACGATGCAGTTGCCCATGGTAAACGACATGAGTTCCTCGTCGAAGAGTAGACGACGATCCTCGGCCAGCTTCTTCAATTCGCCCAACGGAACGGATTCGGTCTTGGCACCCTGAATCACTTTCTCGATGCCGAACTCTCCATAGTCCATGGTGTATCGAGCCACGAAGTCCTTGGCGTTATAGGGATCGTAACCGAGGCAACGGACATCATACTCCGACTCGGTAATGTACTTGTCGAGATCCTCATACACCTGCACCATATCGAGCACTGTACCATCCATGACGAACAATGATCCCTCATTCAGGAAATCCTCATACTTCTGACGAGCCGCCGAAGGAAGATGCTGCATGGTATATGATGAAATATAGTTCCTCGTCTTGACGCCAAAGGTCTCGTCTGGTAATGGGAAGAGGAACGTGAATGAGCAGAAGTCGTCTCCCTGCGATAGATCGGCACCGAGTGAGCACGGCATACCCCAGAAGTCTTTCTTCCGATGCGGCAATGTCTCTTCATAGGTGAAGAAGTACGTGTAGCCCTCCATCGGAATACCGAAACGTTTGGCGAGAATATCATTACGTGTGGCGGGAGCCTTCTCTGCGCGTTCGACGTCAAGCTGATAGGTCTCATAGGTAACCGTTTGTCCAAGATTGGGATTCGCCTTGACCCACATATCAGGATTGGTGACTTCCTTGGTATCGTCAAGCCGATAATAGAATATGGCGACATGAGGATTGACGTATTCTCCTTTGAGAATGTCCATCAACTCCATCTTGATGGTGTCGCCGACCGAGTTTCGGACGGTACCCTCGGACGAGGTGGCCACGATAAGATAATCATCGAGCTTTGACGCGCCCTGTTCGATGGCTCCGATCACATCCTCGCGAATATCGCCCGACAGCCATTCGTCAACGGTCGACACCTTTGGACGAAGACCCTGAAGCTTGTCAATTGACATCGGACGAACCTCAAGAAGCGAACCTGTGAGGAAATTCTCTACGCCCTTCTTGGTCGAGGCGAGCTTGGCCTGAGTAGATTTCGGTCCGTTGCCTGGAAGCGATCCCTCGGATAGGAACTTGATGAGCGGACCAGGAGATCGAATGATCGCGGTTCGGAACGGTGCCATGGTTTCCTCGGCCTGCTTCATGGTTGGGGCCACGACGATCTGCGAAGTCGTCGATGTATCCATGATGAGGAAATATGCCTGGACGAATTCGGCGAACATGGTCTTGGCTGCGCCACGTGCCACAATCAAATATAGTTTGTTGATCAGGCGCTTGCAGATCCGACGATTCTCGTATCGTCCCGGACCACCATGCGGATTCGGAATATAGACCGATCGTTCGACGAAGTAGTACCAACCAAATATCTGCTCGCCCCAGAGTTTGAAACTGTCAAGCAGATGAACCGGAGATCCGTCGGTCAGGGTGAGTTCCTTCTCACAGAACTTTACCCATCCTTCGACCTTGTCGGCGTCATAGTAGATCCCTGGATTACGAATGAGATCGTCGATGCGATTCATCTCCATTTCGATCTCATGGCATACCGGGATCTCTCCGGCCATGACCCTATCGCGGAATTGACCGTAGTATTTCGGAACGGCTGTGTTCGATAGGGTCATGACACCTCCTAATTATTCAGCCATTCTTGATACAACGAATTGGCATCGTTATAGAACGGAAGAGATCGAATAGCTCCCGGATCGTCTGGACGATCGCCGAGAACCTCGCGATAGCTCTTTTCGAGAATGTTGTTGAAGCCATTTACGTACTCTTCGATATAGCGCTTATAAACCTTCTGGGTCTTCTTATCGGTACGATCGGAGAAATCGTAATCCTTATACTTCTCATTAAGCTTGTTGATGAAGTTGTTATTAGAATAATCAGCGGCCTTATTATACCCTTCGACCCAATGCTTTCTCGCGTTCTTGTCCCACTTCTTCTGAGCCTTCTTGGTTCGTTTGACCTGACGGGCCTTTCCTTTTGAGGTGAGCGTGCCATCGGCGTTCTGATAGCGCCGAACACCCCACTTCATGCCTTTGACGCCATAATGATAAAGTTCAGAATTCATAAGAATATCCTTTCCGCCCACTAGGGGGGGGGGCAACCCGAATATCACCGACTTGTCGTCGGTCCCGATTGATACTGATAATGGGATCCAAGGCCAGCAGATCCATACGCTCGATCGACATCGTCATTAAGATCAAAGAAACACAGCTGACCGATCCTCATACCGGCAAATATACGAATGGGATGGTTGTTGAGGTTCTTGATCTCAAGAGTAATGTCACCGGTGAACCCAGGATCAATGAATCCAGCAGTCACATGAGTGGCGAGTCCAAGACGACCGAGTGATGATTTACCTTCGAAGCGCGCCGCGATGTTCTTCGGAATGGTCACGCCCTCATTCGTCGATCCGAGGATGAATTCGTTCGGATCAAGAACGAAACCGTCGTCGTTCATGGCGAAACGAATATACTCCAGATCATGGAGCGCGTAATCCATGGCATTGATCTCACCACGACCGAAATATCGTACGATGCTCTTAGAGAGCGTGACGTCGTAACTGCACGGCTGAAGTTGGGACTCATTGAATGGCGTAATCATATGCCGGGTAATACAAAGATCTTTGATTTCGGTATCGTTAAGCATAGACAATCCGATCTCTCATCTTCAGAATTTCGTTATTGGACAATGTGCTCTCAGGATGTTGCTTGCGATAGTTTTCAACGAACTTTGTCTCTCTGGATCGCTTAACGAGTTTCATCGCTCCCATGGAAGTCGCAAATACGGCTCCGATTGGACCGAACTCGTTTGCCAACGTATGAGCAGCGACCTTTCCCTGCTCTTTAGCGAACATGTAATCGATATGATCGCTTCCGAGCTTCGTGAATCCCTCGACGTCGATCTTATCGGTATCGAATACAATCAACGGATTCCTGGCAAAATATCCCGAATTCTCTTTATCATTCACATCGCGGATCGCACCATACCCGGCCTTCTTCATCGCCGAATAGAACTTCTCATTTATCGGTTGGTATTCTTCGGAGTGATTGACCAATAGAGTGTTGAATGCCTTATACGCATTGTCTCCGAGCTTGCCAGAATCCAATTCGCTTTTGGCCTTATGCCAAAGTTTCCCCTGTTTTCCTACCGGAGGAATCGCCATCGCAGTGCTATCAATAACGTCTTTGAAATTCTTCAAAGCATCCTTATCGTTGCTGAACATGTCAGACATGACTTTACGGGCCGATTCGGGAGAAGCTATCTTAATATCGCCAGCGGCTCGCATGGCCTTACGATACACGGTTCCATTCGCACCAAGCGTCTTGCTATAAAGACCTTCATACCGATCTTTGTCATGCTTGTTGACGAAGCCATAAAACGCCCTATTGGTCGATTCCGATCCGTTATTCGTCAAACGACCGATCTTGCTTCCCTTTTCAAACACCCGATCGGTGACTTTATCGTAATGCTTGTACGCAACATAGGCCGCTGCGGATGCTAAAGCAATACCTCCGGCAACCTTAAGGATTGTTTCTGTCTTAGCTCGATTATAAGCTTTGATCTCGGCCTCGTCCTTGGTGAATCCTTGCTTCAGATACTTTTTCTCAAGATCCTGCTGACGCTTTGACTTTTTCTTTTGATTCTCGAGTTTCAATCGAGTCTTGGCGTCCTCAAATTCGCGACGGGAATATTCTGCGTTAACGATATTGGGAGTGGTTGAGTTCCTTTTTGCGACTTTCCGATCAGAAAGCATCTTATTGCGCTTCTTACCGAGCGAGGTAAGTGATCCATCTTCGTTCTGATACCTTCGAACGCCCCACTTCATGCCTTTTACACCGAAGTGATATAGTTCATCGACCATCGGATGCCTCACCTTCTCCCGAGTTTCCGGAATATGAACGGAATGCCTCCAAAGCATTGGCCATGAGCTCCTGGAGCTGACCAGATTTGTTCAGTGCATCCTTCTTGGCCTGAAGCATGGCCGTCTCGTACTTAATCTTCTCCTCTTCAAGCTTGTTTCGAGTCGAAGCGAGCTTGAGATAGTGCACGATGACCTGAGATGAAGCCGTCCCCTCGCGAAGTTGTTGCTCGGCAAGGTTGACGGCGAGCGAAATCATCTGATTCTCGCGTTCCTCCGGATTGGAAGCGGGCGAGAACTGAGGGGAAGACGATCCATCGAGCTTCTTACGTCGCCCCATGAAATATCGCCTCCAGTTCTGTAATGGTTTCGAAGAGTTCTGATTGGTTTTGGTTCTCCAAAAGAGAGCACCGAATGGTTGTCCCTAGAATCGAAAGGAGTTTCCTCCGGTTTTCGCAACCGCCATGAGCGAGGAATTTTGCTTTGGACCCAAGCGGCGCTCCCATTTGAAGCCCCAAAACACGTGGTCTGGGTAATCGACTTCCCGAAAAATATCCCGTCGGGGAAAATTTGAGGAGCCGAGCGATGCGGGAGGGCGCCGGTTCGTCGCGACCCCTCCCCCTCCATCAAAATGATATGACTCCTTGGCTCGGATCATATCATTTTATCGGTGAAGAGTAAGAGATCGCAACGAAATCGGTGCTTTTCAGTTGAGTTTTCCCATTGGTGTAGGATCATTCTTCTTGATCTTTGTGTATTGACCGATCACATCGTACTCGATGATCTCGTCCATTGCAAACTCATACTCACGATCTAGTTCGACATCAGTCATCGCATCAGTGACTGACATGATGCGTGCTAGATAGGAGCATGTGCAATAGCCCATACGCTGATCATAGTCATACCATTGATCCCAATTAGTCCATGGGTTGTATGGGTTGTCAATCGTGGTAAGCAGATAGTCTTTGGTATTAGCCATTGTCTGCCACCTTAGTCTTAGTAGTCACATTACGCTTCAGTGTATCTATTGATACGCCAAGCCTATCGGCTACTTCAGCCTGTGTGTAACCACGATTGAGCATGGATCTTGCCCTAGCAATGAGGGACGCTGACATAGCAACACCCTGTTTCGGAGTGGCTAATTGCTTGACTCTGTCAGGATCTGCGTTTTGCAGGATCTGCTGAAGGGTGTTCTTGCTGACGGCCCTATGCTGAATGGCTTCCCATTCCTTATCAGTGATGTCGACCAATTGCTTCTTGGCGCCCACTACAATACGGGCCTCATTAAGGCACCTATTGGAAAGCTTTTTCAGATCGTCCTTTTCATATTCCGGATGAGCCGCCTTCTTGGCTTCGTACAAACTGTCCGAAAGAAGCTCGGCCTTGCGTTCCAAAGGGGCATTCTTGAGAGCCGTATTGAGTTTGGCTTTCAAGGAACTGACCTCTGACGAGTATGTTTTTGCAGCTTGGGGATCATACTTGAACGAACCAGAATTCAAATACGATTTTCGGGCTTGGTTTGCCAGGGACTTCAGAGAATTTGCATAGTCGGCATAGACACCTTCCATCGCCGTTCCGGACGAAAGTTCGTAGGCATCCTTGGCAAGGTCCATCTTCACCGTTACCGATTCGGCTGGAACCTTCTTCCAAGAAATAACCTTTCCGTCTTTGTCCTTCTTGGCGGGAACGACCTTCTCTCGACCGGTTTTGACGTAGACTTTCTCACCTGTTTCAGGGTCGATCCATCCGCCTTCCTTGGCCGAGCGAAGTTTGCGTTCCGGGATTCGCTCCGTCGACTTGGATTGGGAAATAAGAGTGGAAGCCCCACCATATTTTCCATCTCCTCGGCTCTGCCACTTCTGCTTGAGAAGATCAATCTGGTTGTCACGCTCGGACTGCTTCCAGTTCAGCTCGTGCTTCTCAGCATCGATGACCACCATCGAATGGCGGACCGCCTTCTCGATATCCTCCCAAGGAGCACCCTTGATAGTCATGTCCGTAATAAGGTTGGAGACGATACCCATCTCTCTTCCCTTTTCACGCTTCGTCATGACTCGCATACCTTCATACTTAGGATATGCGGTTTTGGGATCGAAGTTCTTCAGACCGTCAAGAGCGGATCGAGTCTTGATCTCGCCTCGGTTGTTCGGAATAACCAGAACGTTGTCACCATCAAAATCGGCGCCAGAGAGTCGTTCGGCCACTTTGGCATTGATACCAACACAATCCTTGGATCCGCTAAGAGCCGCCCGGGCTTCCTTGTTGTTATTGTTGACCGTGAGCTCAGGGATTTCGAACTTTCCGCCATGCGGGAAGCGAATAAGAATCACCTTCTCACCAGGTCTGAAGTTCGGAGCGTAGATCTCATTGTCCTTCAAGGAAGGGATCGGTAAAATAACCTGAGTCCTCTGACGAGGCATGGCTGCGGCCTTCATATGAATTGCCGCTGAATCGCATTCGTCAGAAAATGACTTCAGCAGGTTGGCCTTGACGACGGGATTATCCAATGCCATGATCTCATCGTAGTCTCGCTGACGACGATCAAGATCAATGCCAAGTTGACGTTTGGCCAAAGAAATATCCTGCTTGGAAAGCATCTGCGAAGGAAGGCTTCGAGACCAATCATCCCAATCGCCTTCGTCATTGACCTTGTTGACCAACGACTGCTTCTTCTTGCCGGTCTTGGGATCGTCGTACTCATACTGACCTTTGATCGGATCTATGGTGGCGCCAAATGGATTGCTCCAATCGACATCACCTTTCGTTCCATCCGGATTGGTCAGTCGCTTGAGCGGCTTCAATACCGAATTATCGCCGGTTCCCTCGATCGGAGTGCCCCGTTTCTTGTTCGTGTTGAATATGATGTCTACACCATCGGGGAACTGATCCGGATCGCCGTACATGGCCATACCTTTGAGGTAATGGCTGTTATCGACGTTGATGCGGACCTGCGCGTAATGAGAACCGCCAAGTTCGAGATCAGCCGCTCCAGGACGAATAAGCATGACGCCATCACGTTCGGTTCCTCCGTCCTCGGCGTACACAATGCCAAGACGCTTGGAATCGAGAGATACCGGCTTCTTGATCCCGACTCCGCCTTCATGAGGCTCGTCAAGGGACATACCGATATTCTTGATCTTGCTTCGGTCATTGACTAGATCTCGAACAGTCACACCAGGAGCGGCAAGGACCTTGACCGTGGTATGATTCGGACCACCCATCTTAGTGTAAATATAATGGGTGGTGTAGCCTTCCTCCTCAAGCATAGCCACGGCAACCTTGAGCTTGTCCTGAGAATATCCCAGATACTGCTCAACACCTTTACCGATGTCAACGGCTCCATCCTTACCAATGGTCTCCTTGAGATTGTTGGCGATGATGGTCGATGCATTGGCTCGAGCACGACTCGAAGGATTGAGAAGGGATCGAACCGTGGATTCGTTAAGACCACCCATGATCTCGCCGATCTTGGCTCTAGAATATCCCTTCTTTTCGAGTTCGTAGGCGCGATGCTGGCGTTGAGCAAGCCGCTCGTTATAGGCGATCGTTCGACGAGCACGAAGCTTCGTCGTAGTGATCCCCATGGAATCGGCGATCTCCTTTTCGGTGAGACCGGAGTTCTTGAGATCCAAATATCGCTTGTAAAACTCCTCATGCTGGTAAGGCTCTTCGCCACTGCCCCAAGGATATCTTCCAGAACGGCGCTTCACGCCTTCGTGCATGAGTTCATCCTCGTAGACGATCATGAAAGGACCTTTCCTGAAAATATCATCACCACTGCTCCGATTCCTCGGCACGCAGCTTATTGATCAATTGATCGAAGTGCTGGATTCGATCCATGATGTGGGCGATCTCGTCCGGGCTGACCTCTTCGTAAATATCAGCGTTCGGTCCAAGCTTGATGTACTTCGGATCGGCGTTGGTGGCGATCTTGATGTGATCGTTCTGATAGAGACGAAGGTCGAACCGAAGATTCATCGGCTTGACTTTGTATTCAAGACAGAACAGCGAAGCGTAAATATACAACTGATCGAAGTGCTTGACTTCGCCGCTTCCGGTCTTGAGGTCGAAGATGCGCAACAGCTTCTTCTTGTCGTCGTATCCGATGAGGTCCGCGGTACCGAAACAATTCGGCGAGAAATATAACACCACTTCGGGCGACATGCGATAGTGCAGGCCATCATTGACGAAGTCGTTCAACGTCAGATGGGTCTTCGGCAGAGCCACACGATGTTTATTGAGATCAGCCGCAAGGGCATGCAGCTCGGTTCCGCGTTGTGCCGCAAGGGACGATCGGAACATATCGGCCATATGATCGTCATCATAACGGAGCCAGGAATGCTTGCTGGCTCCCATGAAGGCATGAAGGCCCTCAAGATTGTGATGATCATTGAAACGCATCATGATGCAACCTCCGTGGAAATATGGGACTTGGTCATGTGCTGTTGAAGCTTGTCGAGAATGTATTCCTCGTTCTCGGGATAGATGAACGCCGCGAACGAATCGGCATTCATCTGGGCCACGTAGTCATCCTGATTCGGCTGATGCTTGGCGTCAGCACTCTTCTTGACCTCAAGGGCGGCCCATCGATCCTTATATAAAACGAGAAGATCGGGGATTCCCTGAATATAGTTGGGATCGTTCTTCAGCACGCGTGATCCTGGAAGACGTTTGCCGATCTCTTTGATGACCTTTCGTTGGAAGTCGCGTTCCAAACTCATGGTTCTCCTTTCGACAGAGAAAAAATAAGAGTGGGGAACGGTGCTGCCCGCAGAAAGGATTGCTCGGAAAATAAGGCAAACTCTTCCCCACTCTTACCTCTATTCGCGATGTTTTTGTCGCGAGTCCGCGCTCACTCGACATAGGTCGGTTCCGGTACGGTATCCACATGTTCGAGGTGCCATCCATACCAGAATCCATCGGGTCGCTTGAGCGCATCGTAGATCTCCTGATCCTTACATCCATAATAGAAGGCCATATGGGTCACGCTGGGAAATATAAGATCCTTCTCGATGATGCGGACCGGTTTGTAGGCTTTGATGTTACGGGCGTCGTTCCAGCAAATATGCATTCCTCGGCATACGCCATGGTTTCTTGGATGGTCAAGTGCCTTCAGGACATCGTCGATGCTTGTTTCGAGGAAAATGGCAACCCGCTCTGGAGACGGATGGATCTCGTTGAGTTCATAAATATAGACTTCTTGGTTCTTATCATGATGTGACATGTTCCATTCCTTTCTAAAAAGTATGCAGGTATCAGGCCGCTGCATACTTTTTCGCGCGTTTTCTTCGCCAGCGTTTTCTTTGTATTATTACTTTTTTTTTCTTTTTAAATAAATAAGAAAAAAGAAAAAACGCGCGAAAGTATGCAGGCACCCCGAAAACCCAATGATTCCAAGGCCTCAGGGCACATTGACCCTCAAAAAAGTATGCAGGTTTTTCTGCATACTTTTCCGGAAAACCTGCATAGTTTACACCAAAAGTATGCAGGTCCAAACCTGCATAGTTTTTAAAAAAGTATGCAGGTTCAGACATAAAAGTATGCAGGTGGCCTTCCTTCCTGCATACTTTTGCCCTGTCGTCATGTCCGAAACACCGCAAGATCGTATGCCAACGGGATCCTATAGACCCTTCTGCATGTCCGACAATAGAGCAGATGAAGGCGTTGGACACGTGAATATGCGGCCATCCGATCTCCCTTCCTGCGCAAAGCAGCCGTGATCTCCCACGAATGATAGTGCTCGCACGGCATGATCGACCGAATCTGAATCATCGCACTTGGCGGAATCTGAACCAGATCGTCGAAATATGCCCGCACAAGACCTCTCTTCTGGCACCGTATACAATACGTCCCGAGTTCGAAAGGAACCTCATTGCCGTAAAAATCACGCAATGGCCTCCCCGATGTCTCGATCTGAACCGCGATCGGAACCTCCGAATCGCAGTCACATGGACTCATGCGCCTCGCCAGATCATAGACGTCGATCCTGTCCGGATCGCCTCCATCCATCACATAGGTCATCCTAACCCTCCTTCCCGGAAATATCCTTCGAGGCGAACGTCCGCTCGTTGAAGGTCTCCTTGTTAGCAAGCGCCCGCAGGATCGCCGAATCGATCGGGGCGAAGCTGCGCAGAATATAATAGTTGAGTTCCTTGAACGGCGAGTTGATCCTGTCGATGCGCCCTGCCGCCTGCTCCATGATCCGATAGGAGTAGTTGAGCGAATAGAACAGCATGGTGTCGGTCTGCGTGCAGTTCCACCCCGCGGCTCCCGATCCATAGTTCACCAGATAGATCCAATCGCCGTCCTGCGGAATATCATCGTGACGATGTCCGTTGTATTGATACACCGGTATGCCTGTCCGCCTCCGCAGGCTCAGCAGCTCCTCCAGTTCGAAATCGTAGTTGTAGAATATCACGATCCTCGGATGACGGATGCAGATATCCATCGTCTCCCTGATCCTGCTCGGATCCGAGTTCACCAGTTTTCTCTGGGCGAAGCAGTACTGTGATACGTTCTTGAGCGGCTCTCCGGTCCACGGATCTTTCCGTTCCCTTCTCAGGATCTTCAGGGCCTGCTTGTCGTAATCCACAACGATCTGATAGACAGGATTGCGACTGGGACCACGGTCTTTCGGACGCTTCATTGGCACCATGATCCGTCGTTTGAGCTTCTCCAGAATATCAGTATGCCGCCAATCGTTGACTTTCGGATACTTCGCCCATCGGTCATACACAGCATGCATGGTCATGAACTGCGTCTTGTTCTTGTAGAACCCATTCGCCACGAATATGGGAATGAGATCCTCGTAGGAATCAGCAGGGGTCGCCGACAGCAGAATCCATCGATTTCTCTGAGCCTTGGCTATATGGATGAATTCCTTGCTCCAGACGCCCGTTCCGGTGGCATGCTGCTCATCGAATATGATCGCACCATGGAAGTCGTGATAGGCTTTGATGCGCTGCCAGCTATCCACGGTGATCTCCACGCCCGAAGGTTTGTTCGTACCGATATGCAGGCCGAATTTGATGAGATCCTCGCCCCATTCGGCCTTATCGCGCTTCTTCGCCTCGGTGATGATGAGCAGGTCGGGCGAGCCCTTGAGCGGCATGAGGGTCGTACCGCTCTTGGACTCGCCGGAACGGGTCCGGCAGCACATGCGCAGCCACCACATGATGGCCACGATGGACTTGCCGGACCCCACCTCGCCGACCAGAACGTTTCCGGATCGCAGTTGGCTCAGCGCCCGTTCCTGAAACGGTTCCAGTGTGACGGCCATTACTCGCTTACCTCCTCGGAGGATTTGAGCGTGGCCTTGAGGAGATTGGCGAATATACCGTCATCTCTGATGCAGAATATGATTCGTTCATCCGGGTTCGATGCCGTATCGCCGGTGACGCAGTGCTCGTGATATCGAACGTCAATCACGATCTCGTGAATTCGTATCTCGCCGAGAGATCCGACGACCGAGTTCCACGTAGCTTCATCGGGAATATCATAGTATTTCATTGAGTCGTTCCTTCGTCAGAAATATGATCGTCTGCGAGGTCCTGCCATAGGACAAACCAAATATCATGGTCGCGGGCTTCGATGAGCCAATCCGGCTTTTCAGACCACTGGTCCTTGAAGAACCAAGCATCAATTACGACCGGCTTCTTTCGGTATTTCATAATTCCTCCTTTCGAAATATCACATCATGGCGTCGGTTCCATCAGCGTGCAGCCAATCACAGGACATGCCATAGCCCGTGGCGACACAGGGGACTCGACGGGTGTCGTTGAGTTGGATCGTACCCTGCCAGACAACCTCATCTGTATGGTTCCTGCCATAGGACAAACCAAATATGAAACACGATGATGCCACGCTGATGATCGCAAAGATCAGGATAATCAGCCGTAACGCGTCGATCCATTTACTCTTCATGATTCCTCCACCAGTTCGTAGGTTTTTTTTTTGGTATTTCATGCCTTCTCCTCCTTGTGTGAGCCCATATACAGATATGCGGAGCTCCATACCATGTCACAGAGATATGGTTTCGGATCACCCAGCTCGAAGAACCGTTCCAGATACGCTTTCAGAGCGTCGAGTTCTTCCTTGGTGAAATTATGCGTCCGGTCCCAATAGAATACGACATTGTCGACGTGATCGGATCTGAGCGTCGATCGTTCCTTATCGCACGCCGACCACCGTAGACCATGAAGCCATCCATCCATGGCGATCGAGGCGTCCGGACTCAATTTGCCGCTAACGGCGATGCCGATGAGTTTTTCGCTATTCGGGAACATGATTCATCCTTTCCTTGCGTGTTTTCCGGTTTCAAGTTTGGCGTTGCGAATGATATAAGTCAGATGGACTACATTTTTCATGATTCCTCCTTAAATAGCCAACGTGGTCTCATCTTTTGGCGGATTGTCGTAATGGTACGTGAACCCGAGATAGGTTGGGGATGCCGTACCATTAATGGCATCCCTGATTCGTTGGGCCACGTTCTCAACTCGTCCGTTGCTGTGCCCGTGTTCGATGAGCCATCGCGCACAGGCCGCCGTCGTGGGGAACGTCAAGTCGAGTTCATCGATCACGGTCCGATTCTCGGCGCGAAGCGTCGGCTCGACCACACGGAACATTCTGGCAAAGTTGTCGTTGCCAAGAATGTTGTCCACGACGCCGAGCAGCTCCGGTTTGACCATCCTGGCGTACTCGCGCAGCCAGAGGTTGTAGTACTGGGCGTAGGGACGCTCGGGCTGATGCTTGCCGTAGATGCTCTCGATGTCGCGTATGGCCTGGGTGCTGATACCCATCATCTCGCGGCAGCGATACTGCGTGAGACCGAGCAGGGTTCGAGCGGCTCGGAATTGGTCAGGTGTCGGCATGATTCACTCCTTGGGTTCGGTCTTGTCATGGATCCACGTCAGTCCTTTGCGGATCCATGCTGGAATATGGAACAGCCAGCATAGAAACTCGCCCACGCCCAACGCCACAAATGCGATGATGCCGACATAAAGAGGTATTATCGAATCATCAGGCAGTTGCCCGAATAGGACTAATAAAGACAGAATGAATGCTGACACAAAGAAATTAATGATCAGCGCGATTTCAATTGTGTCGGTGTCAAGATCGTCCATGTTCGCCCTCCTGTTCGTCGACCTCCATCAGCTTGTAGGTATGATAGGAGATGCTGATGTTGAGAATATAGTCGAAATCGCACTCCATGATGAACTGCTTAATCGCATCTGTCGGTAGGAACTTGCCGGGTTCCAGCTGGAACGATTTGCTTTTGATGATGGGGTCCTTGTGCACAACCGGAGCGGTTTGTACGATCTTCGTCGACCCATCACTCCACGATCGTGTCCTGACGCCGGTCTTCCCGGTCACGGTCACTTCCGCATAGCGTATGTACTCATTCGGCATCATTCACCAACTTTCAGATAGAGAAAATCGAGATTCGCATCCTCGACCTTCGCGCAAATATACTTTCGTTCGCCGCATTCCGGACAGATGGCTATGTAACTGACCAACCCGTCCTTGACCATCGGCATGGTTGTCGTGAGCAAGCAGAGACACTGGCAATTGACGAATTTCCGTCGTGCATATTGCCAGATTGTGGGTTTCCTATCGGGATCCATGATTCACCTCCGAATATGTCGGCCTTGTAGATTCTGAATGCGTCGAATTTCGGCCCTGTGAGCCATTTTAAGGGCCCATAGAGAGGCGAACGCGATCGGAACGCCTAAAACTATGGATACGACCAGAAGGGCCGAGAAAACGGTGATTATAGCGTCAATGAGACCGATCATTCGCGCGCCTCCTTCTGGTCGTTTTGGCCTGAATATGAAACTTCGGGTCTTCCCTGACGGGTGTCCGGTCCGATCCCTTCATGCAGTTCTGGCATTCCGCATTGACATAGATGTTGCGTCCATCGCTCCATGCATGGGTCGTATCGATCCAGATATACGGGTCGTATTCCGATTCGCAATGAAGCTTGTGCTCATCGTGCAGCTCCTTGCGGATGGCTTCGAAGTCTGCGTCATGGATTTTGACCATCGGACCTGCGGAAATATGTTTGTCGGTCATCATTTACTCCTGTCCAATAGCATTATTCACTCCTCCGGATCGGTCTTCTGGCGGATCCACGTCAATCCTTTTCGGATCCATGCGGGAATATGGAATAGCCAGCAGAGGAATTCGACGGTGCTGAGCACGGCGAACGTTCCTCCAACGATCATGCCGATGGTCATATTGGGCACATCCCAATCATCCGTCACCACGCAGAATAGGAACGTGAGGAAGAGTCCTCCGAGTGCGTTGAGCATTCCGTATATTCCACACAATTCCCAATCAATCTCGTCCACGATCGTCCTCCTGTTCAAAAGTCCATGGCTTGCGATTGTCCATTTGTCGATACTCATTCCTGGAAATATCGAATTGTGTCGATCGTCCGCATCGACAGCACTTCACTTCACATTCATAATGATCCGGCGTGATCTTCCATGCGTCGGTGATGAGCAGCGATGCGCTTGGGTGGCAGCCAAGATATCGTCTGGCCCGATCGAATACGCTTGTTGGCGCCATAATACGCTCCTAAAAATAAGAGGGCATGACCGAAGCGCGATGACGCCGATCATGCCCTGTGATGGAAATATGGTTTACTCGATGGACTTCAAGTCCGCATCGACCTTCTGGAAGGTCATGGTGTTGAGGGCCGTATCCGGTTCGTCATTGTCATAGAACTCGTCCTCGAACGGATCCTCATGCTTGGTTGCGATGAGCATCTGCAAATATGCAGTGTTGTGATCCGACATCTTACCGCGGTATGCGGAGAACGACAGATTGACATTCTCGATGTCGGCCCAGTCCAAAATATCAACCGGGCTGAAGTCGATCTCCTCGCCGTTGACCACGGCCTTCTTGTGTTCGGCCCACAGGCGCTTATTGCCGTACTGGGTCTTGAACAGGATCTTCGGATTCCTCGTATCGGCCGGCTCATCCTTGAACTTGACATTGACCTTGAGCAGGAGCTGGGGGTCAGCATCGATCTTCTCACGCATGCGGGGACGGAATCCCTCGTCGGTCAGGAAATCGAATTCGTCCTGAGTCAGCTCGATGTTGAAGTTGCGATTACCTTCGTCGTTGAATTGGCCACCGGTGCCGGCGAAGTTCGGATAGAGGAGCTTGGCTCCGCGGATGCGGTACGACACACGACCACGGGAATCCACATACTTTTCGACTGCCATTGTTTTTGTTCCTTTCGATAGTTTGGTTGAAAATATCACTTGATGATCTTGTCGATGATCTTTGCGTTGCTCCAGATGATCTTGGTGATTTCATCGGCGGTTATACCCGAGTACTTGTAGAAGTTCGCCAGCTTCTGGAGGACGTCGGCGAATTCGTCGAGCATGTGCTCACGCGTGTCATGCTGCGAGGAGACTATCAGCTCAGCGGTCTCCTCAAGGATTTTCTTGGCCAGTTTCTGGCCATCGTCGAGTTCGCCGTCGTCGAAGGTCTCCATTGGCGGGAATTGGATCATTGACAATCCTTTCTGAAAAATATGGGCCCATGCGTCGGTCGCACAGGCCCATATGGTTTAATGGACAAATCAGTCGAGATTGATTCTATGATTGTCGGACTTCACGACGCGGTCTTCGAATCCGAGACCGGCGAATTCACGGAACACCCGCTTGGCGAATTCCCTTCGGCTCATGTCCTTGTGTTCGGACCTGAGATCGAGAATATACCAGACGAGTGAACCAATGCATACGCCGATCAGGATGAGGGCCACGACCTGATAGTCGAGCAGTTCAATAGTCATCGTTGTTCCTTTCCTATGAATATCCTTCATTATAAGCGATGACCTTGTCGCGAATCAATCACTCATGGCGGCGATGCGCATGACATCCATCATAGACTTGTTGCGGCCGATGTTGTATCCGACGTAGAAAATGGCACCGGCGGCGATGATCAGCGATTCCGGATGTTGTTCGATGAAGTCCATGACAGTGCTTCCCGCCTTGTTGATCTCGTCGTTGACGTTGATGGTCTTGTCCTCCATAGTGGTCTCCTTCTTTGATTTGCGGAATTTCGGTGAAATATGAATGTTGAAGTCCATGATCAATCCTTGCGTTTATGTCGGGTTACGGTGATGTCGTAGATGGTTTCAATGGGACCTTCGACCATCACCTGCCGTCCGCAACCAGTGCAGATGAACACGGCAACGATCCTATGGTCCTTGAAAAATATATCATGGGGGCGAATGTCGTAGTCGCAATCGCACCCCATGAGCTCGTTGAGTTCGTCCTCACGCATCAGCATTCTCCCAACAATAGGCACCACTCCGTTCGTTCCACAGTTATCGATTTCAAATAAAGATCATCGAGATTGGGAACGATCGATCCCGCAATGCGGATCGCTTCGTATGCGGATGGAGCTTTCTGCGAATAACTGCTATAGATCGTATCTTGACCGGTTTTGATGACAACACGATACAGACTTATCATCATGGCCGGCCCGGCTTCCTGTTGCGAATATGATCCATCACGGACCTGAACCGCTCGTTGGCTCCTGCGTTGAGTGCGACGAACGCGATGACACCGACCGCAGGGACGATGATGTCCCTGATCCAGAGTCTCGCCTCTCGGGCGGTGTCAATGGTGCGCTGTTTCATGGTTTGCTCCTTTCATAAAAATATAGGCCCATGCGTTGATGCACGGGCCTATAATGTTGATCAGTTCTTGCTCTGATCGGATTCCTTCTGGAGATTGAGATCGTTCTGGACCATCCACTTTACGGTATCCTCCAGATGCTCGATGCGTTCGTGATCGTTGAGAGTCGCCTTATATTCTTTATAGGCGAAGGCGATCGAGATCGCACCGGATGCAGCTGCGATAACCACACTGGCGATGTTGAACATATTTTTCTTGTCCATGGTGGACTCCTTTCATATACTATAACTCTTCATTATAGCATATGTTTCCGTCGCGGATAGTTCGCCCACCAGATGGTCGGATGCGTCCATCGACGGGCATGACGACCGCGATGGAGCGAATTATCGATGATCCACAGCAGATGTCGATACGGTGCGTCATTGACGTATTCGTCGGTCGGCGTGATCAACCAGTCTACCAGGAGTCCGATAAAGGCGACGGCCACCATTGATAGACATATCAAACAATTCATCAAATCAATCATTGCAATCACCCGTGTATGAGAAGTTCGGATCGTCGTCGATATCGCATTCGGCATTGGGATCGTAACCGAGTTCGTTGATCGATTCCGTGATCCTCAGCCCCTGAGTGTAAATATCATCGCTGATTCTGCGGAGCTTGTCATATTCGTCATGCATCTTGAGAATATGGTTTCGGATCCAGGCGATGTTACTGACGATCTTCATCAGAAGAATCATTGTCGTCGCGATCGTCAGTCCGATCAGTGTCTTCATCTTCCGGCTCATTGTTCTCCTCCTTGTGGAACGTTTTGTAAATATCAGTGACGTCAAGCACGCCGTTCTTGGTCACCAGATTCGCCTTATCAGCGGTTTTGACCATGATGAAGACGATTCGATCATCATCCTTACAGCATTCCTGCGCATCGAGAATCGCTTCATCATCGGTGAACTCCTCGGCGTTGATCTGAACCGCAGGAATATCTGAATCAAGGTCGACGATACGCCAATCCTTGAGATAGGTGTTCTTTTTACAGTGATTCCTTTTGTGAATATAACAGATTAAAAAGTCAGCCCCTTGGATCACCAGATAACTGACGATCGTTCCGACGACCATGACTAGAATCAGTCCGAAAATAAAGTTGATACTCATGGATGAACTCCTTTTATAGTGTTTAGAAATGATGGTGATCGCAGAACCAGCTGATGACCAGCATGAGAGCGACCAGAAATATAACGATGATCGCCTCAGGCCAGGTCATGCAGCCAGCTCCTTCATGAGATCGTTCGATGCCGGATTCGGCGAGGAATATGGACTACTCTCGTCGATCAGCCATTCGTACGATCCGTATTGTTCGATGGTGTCGATGGCATCATCGGCCAATCGCTCATAATATCGTCGGTCAATCTCTGAAGATAGTCCATTGTCTCGGATGACCGAATATTCCTTCCAGCGATACCCTTTTGTTCCAGATACCGCATCATAACCCCCTCGATTGTTTTCACGAACCAATAGACCTCCTCCGCATCCCGATTTGACGGGGGAAAAGGCCGAAACCTTACCAACAAAGCTGTAATGATGCTCATCCGGTCCAAGTCCCTCGTTGAAATCGAGGAAAATATTGGACTGAGCCGATTTAGTCTCTCGGAAATCCTTCAGAGTGACGGGCTCTTTGGTAAACAGGGTCTTAAAGACATAAGGAACTTGGAACTGCAACCCAGTAGCGGTCCACTCACCACAGTGCTCACCGTAGGCTGAATGAGCGATGTAGGTGGACTTGTTGACGATGCACATCTTGTCATAAATGGACTCCAATTCGAAGTTGTACCCGTATTGCTTGCCCATGGCGGTAACGAAGTCGATGATATCGCGGTCCACATCGGCGATCTTGATCGAATCGGTTTTGATGTGAACCACGGTGTATCCGAGCTCCTGTACCTTGTGCTTGAGCGTGATCATGAACAAGGCGCCTCGTTTGGCGACTTTGTTGTCAAGGTTGCGGTTGTTCGGATTGGCCGCATCGTTGAATCTGGTGGGGAACGAGGCGCTGGTCAGGCCATAGACCGCGTTGATGGCGATCTTCAAAGCCTGAGCCAGCGCCTTGGAATCCTCGCCCTTGAGCACAGGTTCGAGATCCTTGAGACGTTCCTCAGGAACGAATTCTTTGAAAATATCAAGGCATCGATCGAAGTCCTTATGCTTGATGGCGATACGGGCCTGTCGGATGGCGTCGAACCTTTTGGTATACGGTCCGAAGAGATTCATGGCCACGATCGAACTAGGATGTTGGGAGGCAATATCAAGCAATCCGACATTGCCGAACATGCCACCAAGACGATGTTCCTCTTTCTCTACCATCGGTCATCACCTCCGTGAATGAACAGGGCGATGAACACCATCACGAATATCAACGTGATGACACATCCGATGAAGATCCATGCTACGCCCATGTCGTATGCTCCTTTCCAAATATCTTCAGCGGTTCATCGTCGCCTTCAAGATGATGGTTATAGGCGTCAACAAGCGATATGAGATCAATTTCATCGAGCCCTTCAGCATAGAAAGCTCGTTTCTTCGGATCTGGTTTTGTACTGACGATACCAAGCGCCATCAAATATCCGTGAAGGAACAATCGTGATAGATAACTTCCGCTGATGTGTGATGGATGCTTGTATTTGTTTTCATTGACGAACCGAACCGGTGATTCGGAGCTCGAAACCTTACCCATTGTTTTTTACCTCCCATGGATGCTTCATCTCCATATAACTGTAATCGCCGTATCCGTTGTCCATACCGTAGACGAATACGTAGCCGCCTTCTCCCGGATACTCGCCCATGTACTGAGATTTCTTGTCCTTGGGCGCGTATCGGTCGAAGGTGTATCCCGGGAACATCTCGGACAGGTCGGGGAAATTGAACTCCGACTGCGGGTGTTTGTTGTTCCCGAATATGATCTGTGCGGTATGGGTGTTGGTGGTGTCGTTGACCGTCAGGCCACTGAGCATGGCCAGCATCTGCCGTGCGGTGAAATCCTCCTTGAGGTGCTCGAACACGGCCTTGGTGGCCCTGACGTCATCCTCGCAATATGATTGTACCAACGGCCATTTGTCCTCGGGAACCGGTTGGTCCCACGGCATTCCAAGCTCATGATGGTCGATGCCCAATTCGATCTCCCACTTCTTCAACGACTGCTTCTTGGCGGAGAAGTCGTAAATATCCGTGTAGGAAGCATTGTACGCCTGACCGAACATGGCGTTCTTGTTACTGCTTACGATCCGCGTCGACAGATCATACAGCTGGGCGTTGTTGTATCCCATGACACCCCACGCCCAGAGAATATGATTGTCGTACTTGCGGTTGTTGAATCCCACCAGATTCTCATCGAGCAGCGTCATGATGTTCTGCCGCGGAGGATTGATCCATGTCTTGACGACGTCCGAATCACTTTTCATGAAGCAGACCATGAAGAGGTTCGGAAAGACCTCAACATCGAAGAAGGTGAGAATATCAGCGTTCTTCGGATCGCTTCCCTTCGGAATATCATCGGACTTGAACTTCATCTCGTTCACCAGAACGATGCAATAATCCGACCAATGCGTCGACCGCAAAGCGAAATCAAATATCTCATTGCGCATGTCGGTGACGTCGTATGGTTTACCGGACTCATACATCTCGTCCATGAGCTTCTTGATGAACTCGACGCTCGGCTTGGTCCCAGGACAACATTCCTTGCGCAGAGCCTTCTTGATGACGTTGCGTAGATGCTGTTCGTCCTTGAGTTCCTTCTGATTGATCACGGACTTTTCTCCTTTCAACGGAAGGCCGCTTGAAATATGGGAGATCTCATGATCGTTGCACCGTGAGAGCAGACGCCGTAGCGACGAATTGCCTCGAAAGACCTTGATCTCGACATGGATGTCGTAAAGGTTTTTGAGTCGGGATACGTCTCCATCGTAAATATAGTGGAGGTGCAATCCCTGTCCGCTCTTGGACACCTCGGCATAGGTTGGAGGGAACTTGCGGGCCGCCTCGAGATTGGCCTGAAGCGATTTCTCACCATCCTCTCCTCGAATATCGAAGTCGATGACGATGTGGTTTTCCGGGACCTTAACCCAATGAAGTCGACTGGTGTCGAGGTCTTTGAGTGTGGTGCTGACTTGGGCCCATTTGGCGACTGGGGATCCGCTTTCATCGTCTCTAGCATATTGCGCAGGGCAATCATGACAGAGTTCGTCGAATCGACTGTCCGTTTTAGCAAGTCGAAGCCACGAGATATGGTCATCATCAGATGTTCGAGCATGTCGGTCAGAAGAGTCAACGATTCTCGATTCGAACTTGTCTCGTTGAAATCCATAATAGGTAACTGCCTTACTCGCTCCTCGGTTCATGATTTCGAAATATGAAGCCAATTCGAACATGAACTCGGAGCGTTTCATGACATCGGTGATGTGGGCTTCCTCACACCATTCCTTATAGGCGCGCCACAGATCGGTCAGACGCACTGGCTCATCGGTGTCCATGAGGTCGATGTTGTCCTGAACGAATGTATAAATATCATTCGTCTTGGCAATCATCTCTGTTGGACGATACTGGGAATATCGGTTGACCCCGAGTTTCCTGTAAACCTCACGACAATGATAGGCAATGGAACCCAATTCGAATCCGATCTGTTTCATGCAGTCGAAATAATCATCCGGCGCCAATGTATTACCAGTCGGATAAATATCAATCAGTCTCCTTGTGATACCCGACTTGGCGTCAGTGATCTTCACCGGCTTATTCGTTGCCATGAACAGCATCGTCTTCAGCGGAACGGTGTACTGCTTGACACCCTTTTCGTTGACCACGATCTTCTCATGCGCAGCGATCTGATTAAGCAGGGTGTTGTCCCACATGTGACTCAGATCGCCGTCGGTCTGGATACCGATGAGCGGAGAGTTCTTGAAGGACGCGGTACTGAATTGGTATCCCTTGCCGAGTTCCTCCGCATTGAAATATGCGATGTATCCAGGGAAGAGCATCTCAATGATATTGAGAATCGTCGACTTTCCGGTTCCTGGATCACCATAGATGACGAACATCTTCTGGATGCGCTGAATATCATTGCCGTCGACCAAGGCACCGATGCCCCATTCGAGCTTTTCGCGTTCGGATGGGGCATACAGCGTATTCATGAGCCGGTCGTATGCCGAGGTGTCTCCCTCGGATATCGCGTATTCCAGTTGCACGGTGGCGTAGTCCTCGCGCTTCGGAGTGTCATTGGCGAATATGATCCGCTGATTGAGCACCGCATCACTGTCGGCCAGATTGCGCAGTCCGGAAATATACCTGTTCCAGCAACCGTTGGAGGTGTTCTGCATAAGCATGCAGGTCACTTCATTACCGTCCGGAGACTCGTATGAGTCAGCGAACTCCTGAATATCACGGTCGATCAGCTCGCCAAGGCGTTGAAGGTTCTGTGACCAGAGATGACTATCCGGATCGAACACCGCATAAAACGATCCGCCTTTGACGAGCAGATCGTGATACCCTCGCATCTTCGGATCGGCGAATATGGATTCATGGCCCTTGGTTGTCTTTTTGACACGCACCTGCACTTGATCCATCTTCGCCTCCTTTACATGTCGGGAATATGCTGTTCGTTGAGCCAATATTGCATCTGCCACCACCATTCGGATGGGCGGATATCCTTGTCATCATGAACGATGAAGAGTCCGCCGCCCGATCCGTCGGGTCGGTACTGTCGATCCATCATGATGTCGCATCGGTCCTGAATATAACACTCAGGATCTCTCTGGTTGAGGAACCAATCATCCGAGCATCGTGTCAGATCCATGTTTTCGAGGAACATGGAGAACGCCTCGTCGATCGGGACGATGGCAAGTACATCGTTGACCCGTTCGGCCAAAGCGACGAGGAACTCAAGGACCGAACATCCTCGAATACCGCTAACCAACGAATATCCGGTTCGGCGTGTGTATGCATTACGTAACGATTCGCCATCAGATATCCGATTCCGGTCCATCATGACACTGGAACGGAATGGCATGGCCGCGAGAGACATGCTGAGATCGATGTATTCGTCGAAATCCACACGATGACGTAGCCATTGAATATACGATGCGTTGAAAAATGGCGATGAATTACTTGTCATTGACCTCCTCCATTTCGGCCGCTATAGTGGAATTGAACCGCTTTTTGGGTCGGTATGACTCCTCTTCGGGAATGCCTAGCACCTCATGCTGGTATGATCCGTCATGCCGGGTGATCTCGTAGTCGGTCTCCAGAATATCATTCCTGCACCACACGACATTGGGATCGCCACTCTGCGACAACCTTCCGAACCTGTTGAGCACGATGGTATTGATGACTGCATCCGGATCCTGAACGATCTCCATTCCTCGGGCAAGCACGTCATCACCCTCCCAGTAATCGAGATTCTCCGTATCGATGAACCACGGAGCGTTCTCGTGATCCTCTTCGGAGATCTGATAGCTCGGTTCGTCATCATCGATGGACTGATGCCAGCGACGCGCCTTGATCGTCATGAGGATCGACTGTTCGAGTCGTTCGTCGCCGTTCGCCTCGTCATACTGACGCTGTTCGTCATCGGTAAGGGGACCGTCCCATCGAGGCACTCCGTCATCGATGATGAAATTATCCCGATCGGGCTCGTCGGCATCGATGTCCACCGGGTCATCGTCGAGCTCATCACCACATTCGTCGTCGAGATCATCTGATCCATCGGAAATATCCTTTTGCTCGGTGGCTTTGGGATCGCCATACGTTTTCGCCGCATTAATGGCCTCCCATTCCTTCTTCACCTCGATGATCTGATCGTCGTAGAAGTTAAGCTCCTGCTCCTTGCGCCTAATGGCCTCGTCGGTCGACCGCTTGACGTTGACGAACTTCTCGTGGTTGTCTTTGAACTGCTGGTTAAGTTCATGCTTCTTACGTTCCAGATTGGCGATCTCTTGCTCGAGGTCCTTCAGTGGAATATACTGCTTGTATATGCCAAAGTAGAATATGGCGGTCGCCGTAGCGGCACCAGCGGCGAATCCGCCCACTACGAACCCAATGGTCTTGAGATTCATGGATACTCCTTGATTGAATGAACGGGACGGCCATCATGAAGACGACCGTCCCGAAAATATCATCGATTAGATCTTATCGTAGATGATGCCATCCACGTTGAACGTCAGCAGGATACCAAGCTTGCCGTCCCATGGTTCAGCGTTGCTATAATCCCACGGATCGTCGCTATTCACGCCGTATACACCGAAATCGACATAGGTGTTCTGATGCTTATCATCGACGATCCATCCCAGGATTGCACCTTCCTTGGTATCATTGATGCCAAGCATTCGATACACATCGTTAAGGAATAGATGACCGTTGGCATAGAGCTGATCGTTCGCTTGGTGGAGAACTGCGCGAATATGCGCGATGTTCTGATCGGGATTTGTTTTATCCCAGTACATCGAGTATTCGTCGAAATATCGGGACAGTCCGTCACGGTCGATCGTGTCCTTGTCGTAATGGCGAACGGTCTTTGTCTCTCCGGTCTTTTCGTCGACGATTTCCTCTTCGACGATTCCCTGATAGATATCGCGCTCCTTGTCTTCGCCGAATTGCTTGCGAACACGACCTCGATAGTCGGAGAACTCCTTGGATACGGCTGTGAACGCAGAGGCAGCCGCCATGTACCGTCCGTCCAGAATATGATGCGCGGACAGCACACAGGCGATGCTCACTCCGGTCAGTGCGATCGTCGGCAGATACAGACGGGCGATCTCGGCTCCGGTCTCGACATAGACCATGGTCTTGTCGTGCTTCTGCGCCTTGTCGTCATAGACGATCTCGTCGTCTTTTTCGGCCTCCTTGGCCTTCTTGGAAATATCCACCATCTTGTTCTGATGATGATCCATGACGGTATCCAGCTTCATCGTGGAATATACCGCGAAGCCCGTGGCGGCCACACCTGCGACGATGCCCACGCCGACGAGAATCTGCGGGGAATGCTTGTCAAGTTGCAGCAACGCCTTGTTGCCGAAACGGACGATGGTTTCCTTCATACTCATGTTTGTTCCTTTACGTTGAAATATGATCTCGGGGATCTCCGGAACGTCTCCGAGAATATCATTCAGTATTCGAACGACCACAGTTCGTCACTGGGGCAGAGACGCGCCATGGCCACGCTGGTGCCTTTGTCGATGGTGATCTCGAAGATCGTTCCATCATCTTCCAGCACCTTGACGCCGGTATCGTCATCGTTTACTCGATAGTCGAGCGCCTCCTGATCGATCTTGGAAAAATATCGACGGACGCGATCCTTCCAGATACGGAGCGATTTTTGATCCTTATCCGAAATATATCGCGTTTTATCGATGGGGAACAGACCCGTCTTTTCGAAGGTGCTGAACTCAGCCATGGTGAGTCCTCCTGTATTCTCTTGCCTTACGAAGACGTTCGAGCTTGACGGCGACCTGCTCGTCACTCATCTTGTCGACCTTCATCTTCCACAAAGGATTGGAATGCCACACTTCCAGAATATGCCGCTCTTCGGATGCGCTCATCGCAAGCTCTCGGTTCTCGGCATATTGAGGACATAGCCGTCACGATATCGCGCTATGGTCGCTCGGGCCAGATCACTCCACCCAATGTCGTAATCAGTATATCTTGGGGATATACCAGACGCCTTGAGCAGATCAGCCACGCTGCATTGACCGTAATGATCGATGGTATCCCGCAATGTATCCATGACCGCCTCGGCGTCACGGCGATCGCGGAATGTAATATCATCGAAATCATTGCGATTGCGGGATTCGATCTCGCGACGCCCCGTGGAACGATCTCGACTCATCGACGAATAACTGGTGTATCCTCGATTTGTCGAGCTGTTTCTCGGACGAACCTCGCCGAACAGCAGACGACTGAAGCCCTGGGATACGGTGTCATAGAGCATGTCCTTGGCCGCCGGAATCATGACATCCTTGACGACATAGGACGCTACGTCGCGAAGATCGCCGCCGAAAAATGTCTCGGCGACCTTCTGGACCTTGTTCTTTCGTTTGCGAACGACTTCTCCTTGCACGACCTTATCGACGTCGTTCGGTTTATCGGCATCCGATTCGATCCCCAACGCCTCTCTCGAAACGTCGAAGGTCTCCTTATCGACTTCCGCCATATGGAACTCCTTTCGAAAAATATGAGGAGAGGATCTCATGCGGATCCCCTCCTCACTATAGTTCATGAGAATATCGCGATCAGCCCTTGACGTTCGGCAGCAGTGCGCTCACGAAATTATCGGCCTCTCCCTGCGTGGTATACATCGAGAGCATGAATTTGCCATGGGCTTCGCTCTTGTGGAACTCCTCGAGCTCCTCCGGCGTGGCGTGGCGGAATCGCGACACCATGCGACGTGCTCCGGTCTTCTTGTCGACCTTTTCCTCCTCATAGCGGAAGCCGTACGTCATGTCGACGAAGTTCTCCAAAGCCGAGGTCTTCACCGACAGGTCGTCGGAGGAAAGGTCATCCGATAGCTTCTGGAGCTTACCGTTCTTCAGCATATCGACGATGTCATTGCTGTCAAGATGGAAGAGCAGGATATCCTGCTGCTCGACGCCATCGATGTCGGTGTAGGTAACGGTCTTCTGGATCATGATATGTTTCCTTTCTGGAATATATGGTTGTTTGGTTGAAAAATATAGGCCCATGTTTCCATGAGCCTATACGTCTATCAGTTTTCATCGGACGATTCGTCGTCCAATTCTGGAATATCCTCAGCTTCGTTCTCGGCTTCCGCCTTTCGTTCATTCGCCTTGCGGATCGCGTCTCCGACGATCTTCTGAGTCACCGATTTGGTTACTACGGTCAGCGCGGTTCCGGCTACCGTAACTACCAAACCAACGGCGATCTTCTTCGGATCGACTTCGGCGTTCTTCGCAAGGTTCTTGACGATGGCATTGCCAAGGGCTTCACCAAATGATTCCTTCATTGTAGTTCCTTTCGTTGATGAATCACTTCATTATATGGCATGTTTTCATCACGAATCAGTACCTACGCGTCGTATCCGCCACCGGACTTGTGGAGAACCGCATGACCAGACACGGGATGTTGTTATTGGAAAGCATCGACGAAAACGAAACCTCGATTCGGTCGTCGATGGTCCATCCGAGCTCCTCGCCGATCGGAGCCGGATCGAGACCGAGTTTGTCATAGAACTCATTGAGACCGACCCACATACCCGGGCCGTTGATAAGCTCGTAGTTGAGATCATTCACGGCCTTGCGAATGGATTCCGGATCGGAATGGAAATATCGGTCCATGAGCTGATCGTAGCACAGAACATCGCCGATTCCGGGAATCAGATCCTGATCGGACGGCGGGTTCTTGCGAATATGATCCTTGGAGATCTCATCATCGATTTCCTGCGCCTTCTCCTTTCCGAGCTCCTCGACGATCTTGGTCCGGTACTCCGATGCGGCCTTGGTGGCCATGGTGTACGCCGAGGCGTAGGCGGCGATCTTTCCAGCCGAGATCTGATGATGGCCGATGACGCATGCAATGGTCGTTCCGGCCATAAGAACCGTGGAAATATAGCACGGCACGACACGCTTGACGACCTCGCTCTTCGGCATATCATCATGCTCCATCTCGATCTCCAGCATGACATCACGGGCTTTCACGGCGTCATGGGCCGCACATACGGCCGTGCCCACAACGCCGGCACAGGATATGACGGTCAGAATTGTGCCCGCATTGTGTTTGACGAAATCCTTGACGGATTCGAGATTCATTGGTTACTCCTTTCCGAAAAATAAAGGCCCATGTTTCCATGAGCCTTTACTTGGTTGAGAATATCAGTCCTCGACGTTGGGATCAACATCGTCGGGAACGTTCTCGATCGCGGCGACGTCCGTGGATTCGATCTCGACATCGGTTCCACTCATGAGCTTCACCGCGGCGAGTGCGCCGATGGCGCCTACCGCGATCACTCCGATGGTGAACTCGTACTTGTGATCGACCACGAACTTCTTCGCGTTCTCGAAATGTTCCTTCATTATCATTCCTTTCCTTGAGGTTTTATCCTTCATCATATGCCATGTTTTCGCCGCGAAACATTCGATTTCTAAAGGCACGAACGTGCGATTCGATCCGATCGGCTTCGATGTCCGGTCGTCGGACCATACCGATCCGCATCTTGCAGACATCCTTGAAACACATATCGATCGATGCGAAGTCCATCACATCGGCCTGCATGCGTCGATCGATCTCTTTGGGATTGTCTCCACGCACGAGCAGTCGCGCCTTTCTGACATCATCGGGCACGTCAAGATATATACCGAAGACGTTCTCGATCTGATCATAGATGCGCAAATATGATTCCGGATCGATGACGGCGACGCTATCCACCGCACGATAGAGATCCGACCAAGCGAATGCATAGCTCCATACGCCATGGACGGTGGAATATGTCCGCACACAGGTCAGCTCGCCATCGAGGAATGCGTTCTCGAATTCGGTGTCGGAGACGAAATGATAGTCGACGCCTTCGATCTCGTTGTCCCGTGGAGGCCTGGTCGTATACGCAAGGATCTGTTCATACCCTCGACGTTCCAATTCCTTGGCAAGCGTGGTCTTTCCCGATCCCTGGGGACCGATGAGGAAAATATGGACGCAATCGCTCATGATCGCCTTCTTTCTTTTAGGTCCGGTGTGTACGAAGAAATCGAAGTCCGCATCAGTTCCGCCGTAATAATGGTTGACGGTGAAATAACACAGCAGTCCGGATTTGGTCCCGACCACCATATGATTCCATCCATCAATCCGGAAGCACAGACGCTCGCTCCAATATTGCGGAAAATATCGTTCAAAGACATAGTCGATCCTATACATGCACGGAGTCATGAGTTTCTTCTAAGAAAAACGGAACACGATCCAGATGAGCCACAACCCTCCTGTAAGACCGGTCAGGACGAGATCAAGCAGGAAGTTGAGGATTCCATACTTCTTTTTCATGGTTGCTCCTTTTTTATAAAAATATAGGCCCATGTTTCCATGAGCCCATAGTAATCGATAATCGACATTACTTGTCGGAATTGATCGATGCAGCGTTATTGAAAGCCTCGACGATTGCGTTCTTGGTTTCATCATCGACCACATGCAGCGCTTCGTTGAATTGCTTGGCAAAACCCTTTGCGTCGGTGTTGTACTGATCTACTCTTCCGCTGAAGTAGCAATACCCTCCGAACACCAAGGCAGTGATTCCGCAAGCTCCAATGATCAAGCCTGTCTTATGTTCGTTAATGAAATCCTTGATCGTGTTTGTCTTGGTCTCATTATTCTTCATGATAACTCCTTATCTATAACGAAATATTATCTTCACTATAGTCCATGTTTCGAACGCGAGAAAATAAGAGCCCATGTTTCCATGGACCCTTATTGCGAATCTCCGTTCAAATATGAACGTCTGTGGTCAGATCTTCGGCTTCGGAACGAAACTCAGCGCCTTTGTCGTAATGACGTGGTCGGTCTCGAATGCGAACATCAGTCCCAGACAAAGCAGCGTCCCTCCGACCCCGACGACCTTCGCGATCATGGCGTTGCGATCTTCGTTATACATCTTCTTCGCTTCCACCAAGACCTTGAGGTCGTCGACGGCCATGCGGGCGTGATTGTCATCGACCGCTCCGTAAATATTGGCCAACGCCGCGTCGATATTGTCATCGAACGCCTTGTTGATGTTCCGATGCTGTGATTCGAACTTCATAGTGTTCTCCTTTGTTCGGTTACTTCACTATAAGGCATGTTTTGGGCGCGAGAAAATATAGGCCCATGTTTCCATGGACCTATATGGTTTCAGTCGATAATCACCGGGTTGTCGATGACTGCCTGTAGAGCATCAAGGCCTTCCTTGGTGATGGCGAATCCTTCGTTCTTGATTCGTCCGATGGTGTCGGCGATGGACTTGGGGTCGAGATCGATCATGAAGTCGTCTTTGATGGCGCAATACTCGTCCGCGGTGTTCTGGAGGATCATCGTTTTAGCGATTTCACCTGCTTCAAGCACCTTGGTCTGGTGTCGCACCATCAAATATACGCCTCCCATGAGTGCGGTCATCGCACCTCCGTATACCAACGCTGTGCACACGATCGGATGGTCTTCACTGAACTTATTGATCCGGTCCTTCACGGCAGTAAGCTTCTTGCTGGTCATGGTAGCTTCCTTTCGAAAATATGGTGAATTATTACTTCACTATAGTCCATGTTTCGAACGCGAGAAAATAAGAGCCCATGTTTCCATGAACCCTTGTCTCGATCACTCGTCAACGACGGTGGCATCGATGATCGTTTTACCGGCGTTGTCGATCTTCGTGTCCGGTTCCTTCCTGAACGGATTGCGCTTCAAAATATCGTCGAGCTTCTTGCATTCACGATCGAATTCCTTCTGTTCCTGCATGAAGTTCACGAATCCCGCAGCGACACCGCCAAGCAGAGCGCCTTCCACGAAAATGGCGAGCAACGCGATGTTCTTGTTCATCGTTTTCCTTTCGTCGAAACATGTGCTTCATTATAGTCCATGTTTTTAACGCGAAGGGCCAAAAAATTAAGAGGCCATGATATGATCACGACCTCTTAATGCCTTATGTAAAGGAAATATCACTTATTGGCGATATACTTGTTGTACTGCCTGGTCGAGATCCCCAGGATGATACCGAGGAACCAGTCCACGGCCATCAGGATGGCGACCACGACGTCGGTGTACGGAATATCAAGCGGGAACGCGATCAACGCGTACAGGAACGCGATTCCCGGCAGAATATACTGCACGATCCACTTCATGATGTTGTACGTCTTGTCTGACATGAGCAGCGGGATGATCTCCTGCTGGACAAAATCAGGATCAAAGACCTCATCGGTCGTCTCCTCCGGAGTCGGTTCGGTGTTCTGATCAGTCATCTCTCCTCCTTTCTTGTTTCAACGATATCGAGCGGAAGCTTGTTGACCTCTTCGGCGATCTTCTTGGCGTAGCCGTTTCCACCCATGGCGCTGTATGGGTAATAGAGGTAGTGGTTGAATTCATCGAGGTCATCGAGGGTGATGCGGTCCCGCTCCAGATAATGCTTGCCGACCTCCACGATCTTGGCGTGGGCAAGACCTCGCACCATCTTCTCGATGGCCTCGATGCGTTCGTCCTCCGAATCGTCCTTCTTCTTGCGATTGTTGATGACCGTGGTGACGAACGCCCAGAGTCCAGACGAAGCGAACACTGAGCATACGACGGTGACGATCGTCTGGACCCATGGGTTCATCGGTCAGAGTCCTCCGATCATACGGTCAACGTGGTCGACCACTTGGTAAGGCTCTCCTTGATGCGCTTGCGCTGCTCGGGAGTGGCGTCCCTCCACATGGTCTCGACGTCCATCTTGAGGTGGTTGAGCTGCTCGTCCGGCGTCACGTCATGCATATCACGCATACCCATCATGTCGGTATGCTGCATGACGCCGCCCTCCATGTACTCGCCGTCGCTATTGCGGTTTTGTCGCCATTCGCCACGACGATTGCCACGCGTGGTTCGCGGATACGAACGCCTGGTGGTATCGGCATGTTCCATGTCGTCATCTTCGTCGTCCTCCCACATGGGATCGACGTCGTAGCCTTCCTTCATGGCCTTGACGACGGTCTTGTAATAGCAGGCCTCCCAACAGCACTTCTCCGCTTCGGCCAGGTGATGGATCATGTTGATCATCATGTCCATGCCCTGGACGTCCTGGATGGTGCTGCGTTCGACGTCAAGGTCGTCCATCTTCCCGCGGACCTTGCGCATGAGGGAGTCCTTCATGTCGCAGATGCCGTCGAGATCCTTAGTCATATGCGTCATGATGGCCTCCTTATGCGATCCTGCGAACTGTGAGTGCCGCGTTCGCGTCGACGGTCACCGGTTCGGTTCCGGTGTTGGTCACGGACAGTGTGACGTCCTCGCCTGGGCACACCTTGAGATATGTCCGGGCGGCGAGGTTCTGGTACGAATTGGCGGTGCCGATGGTCTCGATCATCGTGGTCTCGGCCAACGGGGTTCCGTCGACGGTCATCGCCAGCTGGACCTCGGTTCCCGCGGTGCCGCTGGTGACGTTGCCATTGAAGCTCAGATCGAAGATGCTCGCCTGGCCGCATCGGTTCCCTCGGCCACGCAACCGAACGGCTCCGGACCCCTGGCGATGATACTCGGACCCGCCGCAGCCGTTGCGGTCGCATCCGGTGTGGATCACCGACAGGTTGAAGGTAACAGTCCCGCCGACGGGGATGACCTCCACGGCGGAATTCGACAGAACAATCATCGGTTATACCTTCTTTCCGTGGCTCAGCAGCCGCAGGACTGATAGCAGTTCTGCTGGCAACCGTAGTAGGCGTTCGGATTCGGCACCGTGTAGGCCGGAACCGGAGCCGGGGTCTTCAGCTGGGCGACCAGATACGCGTTCTGGTTGGACTGGGAGGCCGACAGGTTGAGCGCGTTCACCTGGGAACGAAGCTCGGCGATGGTGTTGTCCTTGTCCTCCATACGGTAGGCCACCAGTTCGTCATGCAGCTGACGGTAGTTGGCGTTCTGATTCTCGGTGATGTCGCGGGCCGCGTTGGCGATCGCCGTGGCGACCGCGTTGGTGTTGGTCGCCATGTTGTAGTTCACGCCGGCGATGGCCTCGCGGTTCTGGCAGCAGCAATCGGCCAGCTGCGCCTGAAGGGCGGCAGCGGACTGCTGCTGGGCGAACTGGGCCTGGGTGATCGCGTTCGCGGTACTGTAGCCATTCTGCATGATGTTGGTGTTCACGCCGTTGATCTGGCTGGCCACATCATAGCCGAGGGAACAGATACCCGAGTTGATGCCGTTAAGCATGGAGTTGACGGACTGGTTGTTGAAGCCCGCCTGAAGCTCGGCACAGGTCGCCGGAGCGCAACAGCCGCCATTGCCGGAGCCGTAGCCTCCGCCGAACGCACCATTGCGTCCCCAGCCGAACAGCAGGGCCAGCAGGATGATCCACCAGCCATCACCGTCGCCGAAACCATTGCCGCGGTTCCCGCCGGTGACTGCCGCAACGTCGGCGGCGCTGAGGTTATTCGAAGCGAACGTGAGAGTTCCTCCTTATTATTTTGATTGCTGTTATTTGTTTTCCTTAGGGAAGTCCAAGGAAGGCCTTGGCTTGCTGGAGCGCGGTGTTCCAGTCCATCCCCAAAGTGTTGATGTAGTTCTGCGCCAGCTGTTGCCCGGATTGGGCATCCCTACGCTCCAAGGCGTTGAGAATGGGCGCGTTGTTGGGGTTGTTGCGCACGACGGGATTCTGCTGCAACATCCGTTGAAGAATATCCTCGGGTCCAGGCATGACGTCCTCCATCAGTTCGTCAAGGATTCCGTAAGCTGCGTAATCTTGCCTTCCAAGGATTCGAGCCTCCTGAGGATCTCGTCGAAACCGGTCCATTCGTCATCGAGATCGAGGATGATGGCGTCGGAGCCGTCGCATCCCTGGATCAATCGTGGGATGTCGACCTTGATGCGACGGTTCCGAACTGTGATGGTGTGATTGATCACAAGGAATCCTTTCGATGCATCCTTTATGTTTATAAAAGAACCATCCTCCGGGCCTCGGGACGGGAAAAGGATAAGAAAACCCGTTGCGGAAGCGCTCGGAGGAGTAATGGCACCACCGGCGGAAGCAAGACACATACCATAACGCAACAAGAACTTCCGCCACACATTCATGATCTATTCGCTTACGCCAGCGGCGATACGAATATGAGCACTGCGAACTTCGTTATGAATCAATGGGCTTATCCGGGACAGTATCTTCAGAATGGAAAATGGTATCCTCGATTTGCTCATACCGTCGGTAACGGCTATGCCGGTGTGATCGAATATCCAAATAATCCTATTAGCATCGAACAGCCATACGTCGCTGTGTATGTATGGCGTCGAACCGCCTAAGCCGTTCTTCTCCAGACATACACGGCGACGTATGGTTCCATTGAGCTCGCAGGGTCAGAATGTCCGACGATGGCGGCTCCCCAGTTTGCGTCGAATGAACCACCATAGATGTCACCGCTCTTGCGCACATCACCCTTGAACGAGGAAAGATGGACACGTCGCACGATAGTGTTCTGTCCCTCAAGCGAGACCTGTGCACCAAAAGTACCTGGATTATGTTCATGCGTCTTGCTTCCGCCGGTCGTGCCGGCCTTGAAGTCTGTGTCGGTATCGGAAGCGCTGATCAGCGCTCGTCCGGTACCGTAACGTTCCCAACTGCCGCCATATAGCGACGCCGGGCTGGTGGAATTGGTGGAAATATAGATCGAATCGACCGGGTACATCCGGTCCAGCATTTTATCTACGAGGTGCTGGACCCCACCCCGATCAAGGTAGCTTACCATGAATATCTCCTTAGAACATGCCGTCGATGGTGCTATTGCTGATGGGTGTCATACCATCCGATGGGAATTTATCGAGCTTGGCCTTGTCGGTCTTGGACATCAGGCCGTCCTTCGAGGACGTGGCGACACCGATGGACGTGGCGTAATCGCCGGAAAGGCCGTCGAGCTTGGCCTTGTCGGCAGCCGACATCAAACCAGCCGTCGATTGGGTGGCCGCGGAGTAAGTCGTATCCTGCGTGGTGAACTGCGAGGTCGTGCCGTTGCCCTTGGTCACCGTGACCGTACGTCCCGATGCGGTGACGGACTTCACATAGGTCGTGTTGATGGTCTGACCGGCGGAGTCCTGTGTCGCGCTAGCGGCCTTGGCGATCGTATCGGTCGTTCGGACCAGAGCGGTCCACGAGCTCCATGACGAACTCGAATATGACCTCGTCCAGATCTTGTTGCTGTTATCATACAGGATCTGACTGAACGCACCACACGCCGTCTGCATGACGAACATACCGAAATGGTCGACGCCCGACGGCTTATTGGTCACAGAGTTGCCGCCTCCGGCATAATACCATCCGCATTGGCCCACCGTATTGTACGAATTCAGATTTTGATTCGTCAGAGCGTCGGCGGCGGTGATCGGATTCTGGACGCCGAGAGCCGTACGGGCCGTTGCGGCCGACGTGGCTCCGGTGCCTCCCTTGACCAGAGGGATCGTGGGCAGTCGGTCGAGTGCCAGTGTGCCACTGGTGATGTCCGTAGCGGCGTGACTGTGCTTGGCCGCGGCAAACAGTGCTTTGATCGAGGACCAAAGCACCGTCCTGGTGCCCGCCGAACCAGTCGTGCTATCGATGACGAACACGTCAGAATCCGACGGTTGCGAAGCGCGGGTGTAGGTATTAAGACGTGCCATTCGTCATCTCCTTAGTCGATTTGTTTCCATCCCTGCGGATAGGCATCCGGTGAATAGGCATTGTTGTTCATCGTACACTCGTAGCGGTGGCCGTTGTACGTCACCTTGTCGCCGATGTTGTATGCGTCATGAGCGCCGGTCGGTTGGACGAATGCCGGATACTCGTCATCATGACCAGGTTCGGACTCGGGTTCCGGGCTTTCGCCGGCGTCATCCAGCTTGGTCCAGCCCTGAGGATAGGCGGTCGGCGACCAGACATTATAGTCGATGTTCGACTGATAATAGATGCCTTCGAAGGACACCTTGTCGCCCTTCATGTAGGCGTCCGTAGCACCGAGCGGATGACTGAACGGATAGATGCCACGCTCGTCGGGCTCCTCGACGTGCTTCCATCCGGCAACGTAGGAATCCGGCGGATAGATGTCCTGAGCGGTGTTGTTCTGAAGGCAACGGTACAGAACACCCTTATACCGGACAATATCGCCGGTCTTGTATTCGGTGCCGGTAGCCCACTCTGGAACCAGCGCCGACACAGCCTTCAGATCCTCGGCCGGCAGGGTGGTCAGCATCGGCCGAATCAGCATCGGCACAGCGGCCATGACGGCCTTCTGGATCTCCTGCTGTTCCATTGCCTGCGTCTCACGATCGGCGTTGGCCTTGAGTTCCTCAGCGGTGAACTTAGTGTAGCGCTGAATATCCTCGTATTCGTCCCAGGCTTCCTTGGCTTCGACGCCGGGAACGTCCACCTTCCACTCGACGTCCTTGCCGCCGTTCGGATACTCCTTAATGGTCTCGTAATGACCCTTCTCCTCGACGGCTTCAACGGCATCGTGGTGCTGAACAAGGATCCTGTCGTCGGAGAGCTTGCCGAGACGATAGTCCACGTCCTCCGGCTGGATCTCCTGATCGTTTTGGTCCAAAATTCTCATAATGATTCCTTCCTTAGTGAATAACGAACATGTCGTCGATGACGGAGTTGGGGATCGATGTGATGGCCGACGGATCGGTCACGACGCTCTCGATGAGCTCGAACCACTCCTGTTTGTTGGACGCCATGGTGTCGTCGAATTGCGCCTGCCACTGTCTGATGATGGTATCGGCGTCGAAGGTGTTCTCGACCAGCGTCGCCAGAGGACATGCGCTCGTGCCGATGGCGTTGGTGATGTCGGCGGAGGTGATATTCATGGCACCATGAGCGACCTTAACGTACGCCAAGGGATATTCGGAAATATCCGACGTCTTGGTCATAGTCGGACGTTGCAGATTTCCGCTTGGCGTTCCCTTCTTGATGAGAATACTATTGGCCCTGACCGCCAATGAGGTATCGACCCGAAGCACCACGGCATCGATACGGTCCTGAGTGGCCGACGCAGAATCGATCGTCAACGGAAGATCGGTGGAATTATAGGTCCATGTATGATTGAACCAGGCTCGACCGGATCCGACAATGACCTGCATGCCGCTTCCCGACTTAACGACCAGATGGTCCTCGAAATTCGGAAGCACGCCATCGTTGATGATGCCATCGAAAATCTCTCCCATTTGAATATTGTTATATACACGATCATGGTTCGAGGAATTGAAAAATCCTGAGGTAACGGCCATGGCTTACTCCTTTCGGGTTAATCGTCTATCTTCACCGAGGAATGCAAGGCATTGTCGATGGAATCTCGAATCGGTAATCCGGAGGAATCATCGATCGATGTCAAGGAATCGACGATCGTCTTCAATGTCGGATACTCGCTGTATCCATCGGCATCCCAGTTACGAATATACTCGGTGATCTTGGCCGGATACACCATGTTATAGGCGTTCTCGAATTGCACGATATCGCCGATGGTGTAATCTTCGTTGTAGACCATGCCAGCGGTTGATGATACCTCTGCATCGAAGGTGATACCGGAACCAACTTTTTTGAGTTCCTTCTTTCCTTCCGATTTGAGGGAATTAAGTACCGTGGAATCCGGAAGCGGGTTTCCGTTATCATCGTTTTGCTGGACCGATAGTCCGCTATAGAACGTTTCGTGATAATCCCATCCGACGGATCCGTCCTCATTTGGGACATAGGCGACCAGACGTTTCGTCGAACCATCATCATTTCGTGTCTCGGACCCGCCGACGTATGCGGCATTATAGAGTTCGCGATAGTCCATAGTGGTGTCCGACGAAACCAGATTTCCGTAATTCGATGAAAATATCACATATGGATTCTTATCCTGTTTGTATGAATGATCGGTTCCGTTTATGATGCGAAACGTCATTTTCGTATCGATCCAACGGTCGGCCGTTGCCAAACTAAGACGGAATCCGTATTTCTTAGAGTCGAGAATCGTCTTGACGGCGTCGTATACGGTGTCGCCATCGAATTCGTATCCATCATCGGTCTCCGACGAAGTGTCAGGAAGATCATTGTTCTTTTCAAAAACGAAGTTGTCGATCTTCCGTCGTGCTTCCGTTGGATTGATGACATTCTCGTTCAGAATCGTCTGAATTGCGATCTGAATATCGCCTTTGTACGTGACTTTCTTCGGAATGACTCGTCTCAACAGAAGCGACTCCAAGGAACGACCGCTCACGACAAGATGATCTCCATCTTCGAGATTGCTGGTGATCTTCACCTGATCGATCACCATAGTCGATACGGAATCGGGATAGAACAGATAATATCCTTTCGGGAACCGTTGGATGTTCTCGATACTCGCCCGAACGTAGAATTCGAAATCGCCATAAGCCGAGAACCGCTCGGTCCAAATAACCGATTCGAACTCATCGACGATGTCGACGACCTTAAACGATTTGTCCAGTACGAAAAATTCCATTCGTTTCGCCATGATCACACTCCGGCGTAAAGAATCTTACTGGATACGGACACCAGCATGTTATCGATACCTGATTCGGCCATATAGGTGATGACATTGTTTCCAGGATACAGTGTAATCCAACTCACAGCCCTGTCGATGGCGTTGAGAACGTTGTAATCGATGCCCTCCCTACGGATTCTTGCGTATTTTTCTCCGGACACGGTCGATATGATGATCTGATCCCCCGACTGGAGATCGGATCCGATGATGCTCTTAACCTTATCGGTGTAGATCAGGATCGACTGGTCCCAATCCTCGTTGTAGAATGAGGGATTAGAAACCGGTCCGGTGAGTTCGACAGTGATGACGACGCCAACCTCGGCTTCACCGTCGTACTGGACGACTTTCGAATGATCGAAGATGATATTGCCGAATTCAAAGGTGTCGCTGGCTATCGGGAACGGGAATTCGAACAGCGACTCCACTGTCGAGAACTGTGTGGCGATCTCTGAGATCTCGGAGGCGTCTTCAAACCACGGATCCGCACATCTGATCGTGATCGCCGACGCCTCCTGACTCGTGAATATGGACACCTCGTTGTTCTCGACATGTCCGACGGTCTTCACCCGTCTGGTATCGGTCTCGAAGATGAGCGTCACGGCTCGTTTCTCCGGAAAATATCGGTAGAGCCTATGACGCAACTCCTCGATGCTGTGATTGGCATCCCATAGATAGGCAAGCGTGATGGTGATGTCACGCGATTCCTTTCTTGCTCCGTTAAAGACGGAACCGTCGGAGGTGACCGATTCGGAATGCCACAGCGTGGCTTTCGTTGGTCCAAGACCATCGATGCCGGTGATCAAATATCCGCTCTCCTGAGGGTCTGCGAGCGAAATGGTCAGACTTTCGTTTCGATCATTGATCACTGTCATGGATCTGAACATTGAGACCACTACTTTCCTATAGGTGACATTTTCAATTCCTGACGAAGGAGTTTGAGTTGGTTCGACGTCTGTCGGTAAATATCGTAACGACTGAGACTGGTCGGTGAATTCAACGTCTGGTTGTATTCGATGTTGACCGACTTCGGACCGCTCGCATCCTTCTCCGCCGTCCGAGAACTACTCTCATTTTGACGGAATCGACGATCAATTTCCCTGAGCTCGGCCTCTGACGGAGCGATGGATCTCGACAACATCGAATCGATCGATCCGGCCTGCTTGCTGATGGCGCTAAGGTCAAGCATCGGGGTGATCGTCGGACTCGCGTCGAACAGATCGTCGATCGATGACGTCGCCAGCATGTCATTCAACGTGGATATCGCCTTCTGCGCGACCTTCTCGGAAGAATCGCTGACCATGTCCTCTCGATCAGTAATGCCGATCGAGAATCCTTCGGTGAAGAATCGACCGACCTGCATCATGATCTTCGACGGGGAACCATTATCCAAGGCGCGATCGGCAGCCGTCTTGGCCGAACTGGCCATATCGGCCGCTGCGGTGGCCGCCGAGCTCGCGTAATTCCTGATGCCGTTGGTGAATCCCTCGACGAGATATCGTCCGGCGTCATAGAATCCGTTATAATAGGCTCTGACGCTGTTAACTGCCTGATTGACGGACGATGAGAACACTCCGATGAACTGGGATGAATTCGATTGCATGCCGTTCAGCAGACCATCGGCTAGATGTTGACCGGCCGTGCGGAACTGTGACTGGAAAGAATCGATCCTGTTCACCGTGGCCCGAAGTCCGGCCGCCGTCGATGTCGTCGACTCGTTAAGGGCATTCCTCATACTTCCGGCGAAGGCCAGCACGACACTGATAATTGAATCTAATCCGCCGTTGATGGCTGAGATGGCATCGATGATGGCAGCGGACATGCTCGACATGTTCTGGCTGACGATGGATCCAACACCGGACAATCCATTGGTCACCGATGTCTTGAACTGTGTAAATCCAGCGGATATGGTTGATCCATTGGTCGAAATCGCGGTGGCGATGTTCTGCATCGATGTCGACAGGTTGGTCGCGAACGATTTGAGCTGATCCGGAAGGGCGCTCGTCACTGCTGGTGTGTTGTTCAGCGAAGTGACGAAATTCGACAGCGTCGTAGCTATCATGTCGATTCCGGAACCGGCGAGATTCCGTACCGATTTGGCCAGGGTGCTCAGACCGGTTGAAACCGATGACATGGATTCCGCGATCCCGGATCCAATACCAGTAAACGCCTTCACGCCATTAGCGAGAGCGGTAAGATTGCCTTGAATTCCTCCAGGAACCTCAACGCCGTTCCATTTCTTGACTTCCCCTGCCAGTTGCCCAACTGGTTCGATAGCAACGCCAAACGACCCGCCACCAACGAACGCCTTCACGCCATTAGCGAGAGCAGTGAGATTACCCTGGATACCACCGGGAACCTCAACGCCGTCCCACTTCTTAACGGCCCCTGCCAGTTGCCCAAGAGGTTCGTTGATGGCGCCCAACGACCAGCCACCGACGAACGCAAGCGAGAACGCCTTCACGCCGTTTGCCAAAGCGGTAAGGTTGCCTTGAATGCCACCGGGAACCTCAACGCCGTTCCATTTCTTAACGGCTCCTGGCAGTTGTCCCAAAGGGCCAATGACGGCGTCAATCGACCATCCACCAACGAACGCAAGCGAGAATGCCTTCACGCCGTTTGCCAAAGCGGTAAGGTTGCCTTGAATGCCACCAGGAACCTCAACGCCGTCCCACTTCTTAACGGAATCGGCGAGCGTTCCGAGCGGACCGACCACGGCATTGAGTGACCATCCACCAGCGAAGGCCAGTGTGAACGCCTCGACTCCACTGGCCAACGAGCCCAGCTGCGTTGCGATATCGGTCGGGAACTTGATCGTCGACCACTTGGCCACCGCATTGGTGAGGGCGTTCATCGGCTGGGCGATGTTGGCAACGGTGTCGCCTCCCCATCCGGCCAGCGTGAACTTGCCCACGCCATCGGCGATCCTTCCGAGCTGATCGGCCAGATCGTTCGGAACGGCCACGCCTTCCCACTTCTTAATGGAATCGGCAAGCGTTCCGAGCGGAGCGGCCATCTGCTCGATGGCACCGGCACCGAATCCGGAGAAGGTGTTGAGCAGGCCGCCAAGCGCGGTCTCGCCCATCGCGGCGCCCATGGCCGTCAGACCCCTGCCGATCTCATCCCAATTGAATTCGGCGAACTTACCGAATGCGGTCGCCAGATCGATCAGGCCCTGCGAAGCGAGTGTAATCGTACCGGCACCCATCAGACCGGCGATTCCGGTCAGGGCACCTGTCGCTCCGGATATAGCGGCGACCTCGCCCATGGCACCGCCCATGGCAACAAGGCCGCGTCCGATCTCGTCCCAGCTATACTGAGAGA